TAAACTTTAGTATGTTTGAATACACCGGCTTATGGGACGGCGATAGTCTTGCTCCTGAGTGGAGTGACAGTATGCGTACACAATCAGGTATTCTTGCTAATAACCCATTGGGTTATGCATTGTTTAATACTTACATTGCACCAGTTATTAGTAAGCCTTCATTGGCAACTATTAACAGTATATTTGGCGATGGTAATACACCAGCACAAGATAATCCAGCACTAGCAGGCGTATCGGGTTATGTTGTCGACTTATTAGTTGGCGGCTCTCCTGCAGTAGATGACAATTCATCGTTGATTACAAATCCTAATGCAGAAATGCCAACATTTGTAGGTGACGGATTAAATGCAACTATTGATATTGGTTCCTTTATAGGAACTATCGATGGCGATACATTAATATTCCGTCCTATTGAAAGCGACGGAGCAGTGACAATCACTGATGACAACTTGTTAGATACTGCAATCAGTGGCGGCTCGTTGTCAGCAATCAGTAATGCATATGTGACTGCAACAGGAACACTAGCAGAAGAAATAGCAATACTTGGCGGAAAGTTTATTGACCCAGACCAAGTACCAGCCCCAGAAGAAAATATTCCAGGTCAAGTCCTTGATAGTGTTTCTATCAAAGTGTATAATAATACACCTTCTGGATCTGCTGCATTACAGTCTAAAATTTCTGAAGGCGACGGAACTACAACGGAGTATACAATAGGTCAAGCGGTTATTGAAAGCAATGCAGTCTTTGTGTACATTGATAAAATCAAACAAGATCTTAGTGTTAATTATACCTTAGACTTAGAAAATTATAATGTAGAATTTACCACAGCACCTAGTGTTGGAACAATAGTAGAGATCCTATCACTAGGTATCGGCGGCCTTAAGATTCTCGATTATCAACAATTTGTCGCCGACGGCGCAACAAATTTATTCTTAACTAATGCAAATTATGATTATACATCAAGTATATTTGTGACAGTAAACGGAGAATATGTTGATACAGGATTTAGAAACAGCACCGATGTAGTAGATGCAATTGGTAGAACATTGGTAGAATTCGGATTCTACCCAAATAATGGCGACATTATTAAGATTGTTTGTTTAGAAGCATCAAGTGATGTTGACTCTAGTGGTATTTCTATAGTAAAAGTTAACACACAAACTGTTTACTTTGAAGGTAGCACTAGAAGTTTTGACTTAGATAGTTTCGTTGACTTATCAAGAGGATCAGCAGCAAACTCTATGATAGTCGAAGTTAACGGTTTAGTATTAAAAGGTGCAGATACTACTTATGCAGTATACAACGGCACTACAAATGCGTTTACATTAGGAACAGATCCGTTTGAACCTGGTGGATCTATTCTACCTAGCAATATTAATGTATTTGTTAACAACGAATTAAAAGCATTTATCACTGACTACACATTTGAAGGCCCAACTAAAGTGTTAACTCTTAGTAATTTAACTATCGGCGATATTGTTAAAATTGAAAATGATCTAAGAGCTGAATATTCAATTGTTGGCAACAACATAGTGATTGATGGCGATGTTAATATATCTTCAGTTGACGAAACCGATAATGTTAGAATTGATGTGACATGGTTCTCTGAGTATCCGTCAATGGATATTATATCAGACGAAAAAGCAGGCGGTAAAGTACAATATCAATTAGCTAGAACTCCGATTTCTCCTAGCTATGTATGGGTGTATAAAAACGGAGTGAGATTAACACAGGAACAAGATTATTATCTTTCATTGCCGAGAGGTGTTGTATATCTTAATGTTGATTCTACAGTAGATGATAACATCAGAACTATTAGTTTCGCTACAGAAATATATCGATTACCTAGTGCTTATGAAATTAGCAAAGACATGTTAAACATATATCACTTTAAGCGATTTGCAAAAGGTGAAGTTAAATTAGCTAATGCTCTAAACTATTATGATACTACTATAACTGTTGATGATTCCAGCACATTAGCTGATCCTATTCCTAGCAGAAACGTACCAGGTGCTATTCATATTGATAATGAAAGAATCGAATACATGCAAAAGACTGGAAACGTTCTTAGCCAATTAAGAAGAGGAACCCAAGGTACTCCGATTAAAGAAGCATATGCTTCCGGATCAGCAGTAGTTGATGTTGGATACCAAGAAACTATTCCTTACAATGAGACCCAGGATAGATTTGACTTTTACAGTGATGGTAGCACATTAATAATAGGACCTTTGTCGTTTGCACCTTCTAAAGGATCAAGAAGTAGTACATGGTACCGAGATACTATACCTAGTACTTACGGTCCTTGCGACGAACTTGAGATTTTTGCTGCAGGCCGTAGATTGAAAAAGGATCCACAGTCTATATGGGTAGAGAATAACGGTGCGTACAGTCCAGATGCAGATACTCAAGTAGAAGCAGAATTTTCCGTGGACGGTAGTGCTGCATATATACGTTTAACTAATATATTACCAGCAGGAACACGTATTACTTTAATTAGAAGACAAGGAAAGACATGGTATGATAGAGGCGAAACAACCGCATCTAACGGTGTCACACTGCTTGAAAACGGTTCTCCGATCGCAAAATTCATTGCGCAAAAGAGCACGAGCATACCTGAATAAATACATGATGATGGAATCAAAAGAGACTAAAATGCCGCAAAACACAGAAAACACATCCCAGAGTCCGGAAAAACGTCCAAACGAAGTTGGTGGATTCCACTTCGAAGGGCATATTAAAATATTTGATCCGGAATCTAAAGAAATTTACATCGACAAACGTAATGCAATTCATTATGAAAACATGAGCGTAGCAATGGTGCAGAGCTTGAGTAATCAAGGGCAAGGCACTGTTTATCAAATGGCGTTTGGTACAGGAGGTACAATTGTTGATCCTACTGGATTAATTACATATCTAACTCCAAACACCGTGGGTATAAATTCTAGTTTATATAATCAAACATATACAAAAGTTGTAGATCAAAACGCAATTGAAAACGTAGATCCTATTCGAAATAAAATGGAAATACGTCATATTAGTGGTGCAACATATAGTGACATCTTAATTAGTTGTTTGTTAGATTACGGTGAGCCACTTGATCAACAGGCGTTTGACAACTCTGTCGATATGAATGGAAACTTTGTTTTTGATGAATTAGGCTTAGTAGGTTATAATCCCAATGGAACAGGCAAACTATTAACTCACGTTATTTTCCACCCTGTGCAAAAGTCATTGAACAGATTACTACAGATCGATTACACAATCCGTGTACAGAGCTTAACTGGTTTCACGGAGGTTTAATAGATGCCATATACCGTTAATTTTACAGACAGCGATAATAAAACTCCAATTACTGTATTTGATAATACTTCGAGTACAGATACAAGTTTAACATTTCCTGGCAGAAATGTCACAGGTTATGGTCAAATTATTGCAGAAAACTTTTTAGCATTATTGGAAAATTTTGCTAGCTCAACTCAACCAATTAATCCTATCGAAGGTCAAATCTGGTATGACAGTACGAACGGCGTACTAATGCTATGGGACAATACTGCATGGAAAGCAGCATCGGGTATCCAAAAAGGCCCATCAGAACCAGCAGTGTCTGATAGTAAAGTTGGAGAGTTATGGGTTGATACTACTAATCAACAACTGCGTATTTTTACCGGAACTCGATGGTTATTAGTTGGTCCGAGTGAAAGTTCAGTTGACGGTCTGCGATACGGCCCAGTGGTCGAAAGCATTGCTGACTCTGACAACTTAACAAAATATATTTTAACATTTTATATTGCAGACATTCCTATAATTGTTTTCTCAAAAGACAGCTTTACGCCTAAAGTTTTAATTTCCGGATTTGATATCATTAGATCCGGCATTAACGTTTCATCCCCAGCAACTGGTACTGAAATTGCAGAATTTGTTGGCGGCTTTTTGCCAACACTATATGGCACAGCAAAAAATTCAGACGCACTGAATGTTGCAGGTGTTGCTGTTGCTGCCGGTAAATTTTTAAGATCCGATGTTATCAATACAACTGACTACGGATTTAACGTTAGGAATAACAATGGTATTACCCTAGGAGTTGACGGAACATTTAATATTTCTAATACAACTACTGCTGCTAAAATTTACAACTCTGCAGCAGGTAGTTCGATTGATATTCAGACAAACAGAAATGGCATTCCGTCAACTGTTTTGAAAGTTGTTGATAATAGAATTGGTATCAACAAAGCAGATCCAACTGAAACATTAGACATAGATGGTAATATTACATTAACTGGTGCAGTTATTGTCACTAGTACCACTTCTAGCACTAATCTTAATAACGGTAGTATTCGAACAGCAGGTGGCGCATCGATAACAAAGAATCTATTAGTTGGTGACGGCGCCGACATAACTGGTACATTGCAGGTCAACAACATTCAGCCTAAAACTACCGACACTTATGATCTAGGAACAAGTTTAAAACGCTGGGATACTGTTAGAGCAAAAACTATTATTGCTGACACTATTCAAGGTGTGCTAGAAGGCAACATCAGCGGAAATTCTAATACAGCTACTAGCTTACGCAATGTCACAAGTTTTCAGCTATCAGGAGATGTTATTTCTCCTGCAGTACAGTTTGACGGACAAGTAGGTAGCTATACAAAAGTATTCAACACGTCTCTTACAGCTAATATTATTTCTGGAAAAGACACTCCGTTTCCTAACGTATCTAAAACTTCAGACTTTATTCTAACTTATAGAGCTAGCGAAGCGGCGTCAACTTCCTCAGGTCTATTAAAACAAACAAGAGACACATTTGTTGGAGACTTAGGAATTCCAATGGGAGCTATACTTCCGTATGCAGGATCATCTGCACCTTACGGGTTTTTATTCTGCGACGGATCCGAAGTAGAAAGAACAAAGTATTCCTCTTTATATGATACAATCGGAACAGCATACAACGGAATAACTGCACTTGTAGGTGTAGGTACGTTTAGATTACCAGATCTTAGAGGAAGATTTCCACTGGGACGTGATAACATGGATAATGCTGGAACTGTTCCTATTGCATCAGGTGGCTATGTCGATGCCGGTGGCGGCACGGCAAGTCGAGTTCCAGACATCAAAGCCCAAACACTAGGTGGTGATGCAGGACAGAGCTCGACTACACTAACACTAGCAAATCTTCCAGAACATAGTCACTCATTAAGTTCTGCAAGACAAGACTACGCAGCAGTAGCAGTCACAACAACAATTGATCCAGACGCAGTGACAGGACTAGGTCCTACTGCTCCGGGTCAGGCACAGTATCTGAAAGATTCTGGAGGAATTAAAAAGCCTTCAGGAACAACATTAAGCACTGCTGTTGGTATTATGAACCCATATCTAACGATTAATTATATCATTAGATCTGGACCACCCGCATTCTAATTAGGTCGATGGAAATATGGCATATCAAATAAACAAGACAGACGGAACTATTGTAGCAACGGTAGCAGACGGTCAAGTAGATAATTTATCCACTGACCTTACTCTTATTGGTAAAAATTACAGCGGATTCGGCGAAGCATTTAATGAGAATTTAATCAAGCTACTAGAAAACTTTTCTAGTACGTCAGCTCCGACACATCCTATCAAAGGTCAAATTTGGTATGATACCAGCGAGTTAAAACTAAAGGTCTATAACGGCAGTAGTTTTATTCCTGTAAGTTCTGCTACAATTTCAAACACACAGCCTAGTACATTGGCAATTGGAGATTTGTGGTGGGACGACGTAGGCGGCCAGCTATATTTCTTTGACGGTACTACTCCGATCTTGATTGGTCCTGCTTATTCAAATACACAAGGATTAAGCGGACTAAAGGTAGATAGTATTCTTGATACACTTAACCAAACTCGAGTAGTCACATATCTTTATAATAACGGTATCCTACTAGGAATATTTGCTAAAGATAGTTTTACACCTAAAAATGACATCATTGGATACAGTGGAAGCATTGGACCAGGATTTAATGCTGGTACATTAGCAGGAATTAAGTTTGATGTGACCTGTACCAATGCAGAGCAGTTAGGTGGCGCCGCAGCAACAATTTATATTCGAAGAGATACGTCAAATGCTCTTGAGGGCCAACTACGTATTACTACAGACCTTGGTCTAGTTGTAGGTAGTGCAGGTCAGTTAAACTTGTATGTGACGGCAGGTGATGTTTACATGTCTAATGCATCAACTGATAAAAAATTAGTACTAAACGTTAGAAAAGGTATCGATCAAGAAGATGCTATTTCTATTAGTGCAGTTAATAGAACAGTTGATATATATGATGGCTTTACTGATAGTGTGACCACTATCGGCGGCGATTTAACAGTTATAGGCAACTTAACTGTTGAGGGAACACAGACGGTACTTAATACCGAAACACTAACTGTTGAAGATACTAATATCATTATTGCTAACGTAGCATCTCCAACTGATGACACCGCAAACGGCGCAGGCCTTACAATCAAAGGCGCCACTGATAAAACAATTGCTTATTCTACATCAGACAATTGGCTAGATATTTCAGAAACAATAAATTTAGCATCGGGAAAAGCACTATATATCGGAGATACATTAGTTATTAACGGAAATAGTTTAGGTTCTGCAATTACTAGTATTCCGGGTGTGACGTCTTTTGGTAAGCAAACTGTGGTTAACGTTGGCCCAGGTGGTGCCTTAGATCCTGCTTATTTGAGATTAGCAGATAACAGGATTTCTACATTGTCTAGCGATTTAGACATTGAGTTAGCACCAGACGGTGCTGGCAATGTTGCACTAATTGGTAGTCCGAAAATTACAGGTCTTGCAGATCCTGCAGCTGAACAAGATGCAGCAACAAAAGAATATACTGACAATCGTATAGAAAGCAGACCTTTAGTATTCAGTATTGATTTATCAGACGGTAAACCAAACACATACATTATTGCAAATATTTTAAATAATCTTGCTCCCCCTACAGAGTTTAGAACAGGAACTGTTGCAAGAGTGTTGTGTAATTTGATTAGTAATTCAAGCGTAAACTTAGCTATTAACTCTTTACCTCCATCACAGTCAACGGCACAGTTCTTAACAAACCTAGGCGGCGCAACTGCTCCGGCAGTCACTAATATCTCGTTCCCAACAGCTACTATTCCAGGGCAGTCGGTATCGACCACGAGAATTGTTAAACAGTTTTCAATAGCAGGTCTTGCAGGATCTAGATATTGGCAACATGATAGCGATATAATTTTACCAGCATAATGAATTCAGGAGCGGCATAGATGGCCTATATAATTAACAAATACAGCGGAGAACAATTAATAGTTCTTGAAGATGGAACTATTAATACCTCAACTAGTCTCGGCCTTGTAGGCAGAAACTATGTAGGATACGGCGAAACGCAAAATGAAAATTTTGTATACCTATTAGAAAACTTCGCTAACGAATCTGCTCCGTCCCGGCCGATGCAAGGTCAGCTATGGTTTGATTCAGCCAACGGAGTGCTTAATGTATATGATGGTACTAGTTGGGCGATTGTTGGATCCGCAGCATTATCTGATATACCGTTAACAGATCCAAAACCGGGCGCATTATGGTTGAAGACTCCTGTTAATACACTAAATGTGTGGACAGGAACTGAGTGGAGATTTATTGGTCCAGAAGCAGTTGACGGATTCGGTAATACTAGAGCTAGGTCAGCATCAGTTGATGACTATCTAGGAAATCCTAAGCCAGTTATAATTATAGAAACCAACGATACTGCGGTTGCTGTTATAACAGCAGAAGCATTTACAATCAATCCTGCATTTTCAATTTTAGGTATTAGTAATAATTTAATTGCAGGTATTAACCTTGCTGACGGTAAAAAGATTAACGGCGATGTGACTGGTAGTGCAGCTAGCGCTGAAAAATTAACAAATAGCCGGTTTATCAACAATGTTGCATTTGATGGTCAACAAAATATAACAATTAGAGCATCCACAACTAATTCACTTATAAAGGGTGATTATATTACTGGAAGTAATTTTGATGGTACTACTCAACAAACGTGGTCAGTTGATGCTACATCCTCGAATGTAATAGGCAAGCTCGTTGCACGTAATGCTCAAGGCGGCTTTTCTGCAGGATTAATTACTGCATCATTCTCAGGAAACTTATCAGGGAATGTGACAGCAGACAGCGGCGTATCTACATTTAATGAAGTACGGGCTACTAACTTTGTTGGCGCAACACTAAGTGGAAATGCATTTAGTGCATCACAACTAGAAACAACTAGATCTATCAATGGGGTAAGTTTTAACGGAACTAGTGATATAACAGTTCCAGCAGCAGCAAGCACAATTACCGGAACAACACTCAATTCTACAGTCACAGTATCTAGTTTACAACGAGTAGGTACATTAATTGATGTATCAGTTGCAGACAGCGGAATTAGCATAGGTAGCTCAGGACAACTTAGATTACAAGTTGATTCGTCAATTCCTACTATTAGATCGCAAACCGGTACATTGAATTTTGATATGGGGTCAACTGGTCCTGATATTTCGTTTGTAGATTCTGCAACTTCCTTATCGTTAGGCGGCCCAAGTGCTCCTGCAATTATTGGAGACAATACAACAAACTTAGGTATCGTAGGATATAAGTTTAACAACATCTATGCTAACAGCTTAGTTGGAAATGCTGATACATCGACACTGGCAACAACTGCAACTAACATTGTAGGCGGCGGCCTAGGTGCAATACCTTATCAGACAGCAGCCGGTACAACATCGATGCTAGGATTAGGAGCAGACAACTATGTACTACGAGCAAGGGCTAGTGGCCCATCTTGGGAATCGTTAACACTTGAACAGTTAACCAAGGGTAGTTATGTTAATATGATTAACACTTCTACTAGCGGTAGTGTTGATTCGTTTAGTTCAACAGTCGGAGTCACAATTTCAGTTGATGCTACTTCAGCAAACACAGCAAGTAAAGTAGTTGCTAGAGACAGTAGTGGTAATTTTGTAGCAGGTACTATCACTGCAAGTTTAACTGGTAATGTTAGTGGTAATGCTACAACAGCAACAACATTACAAACTGCTAGAAGTATCAACGGAGTTAGCTTTAACGGAAGTGCTGACATAACTGTGACAGCATCTGACACTACAAAAGTTCCGTTAGCTGGCGGAACAATGTCAGGGTATTTAACACTAGTTGGAGCACCTACTGCTGCTAACCATGCTGCTACTAAAACATATGTTGACGGTCGACTACCACAGTATACATTTACATACGGCAATACTGTTTACAGCACAACAGGATTCACTAATCAAGTTGGCTCGTTTAATAACGGTGCTAACTATTTTGACGTTTTTCCACCGGCCGGCAAAACAATGGGCAACCTAGTAGCATTTGTTCCGTCGATTGCAGTGATACATTATGCAGGCGGAGTTGATGGCAACGACTCGCTACGTTGTACCTGGAGTCAACTAGCAGATAGGGTTAGAGTTTATGTACAGAACACCGAACAACGCTCTACACCAGCGGCAAACTACATGGCAATTTGGAGCTAATAATGCACTACGTATGTATAGAAAATAACACAGTAATTAGTATATTAAACTACGAACCGTCGGTTCCTGCAACAGTGACAGTTTCACCGATCACTGATGAAGAGTATACTAGTATAGAAGGTCAAACGCACTATTTTGATGTTGCATCAAATAGTGTTTTACTGATGTCGTCTGAAATAACTGCACAGAAAGAAACTGAGCTAGCAAACGGCACAGAACGAGAATATTTAAACAGTACAGACTGGAAAGTGCTACGTCATATTAGACAAAAAGCATTGGGTATTACAACTAGTTTAACAGAAGAAGAATATTTAACACTCGAACAACAGCGAGAAGACGCTGCTGCTCGTATAGTTTAATACAATAAATAATAGACATTAGGGGCTAACAGAATGGCATATCAAGTAGATAAATTTAACGGAACATTCCTAGTATCAGTAGCGGATGGCACTATTGATACTACAACAGATCTTAGATTTGTGGGTAAAAACTACGCCGGTTATGGCGAAGTACAGAACGAAAATTTCTTGCACTTACTAGAATCTTTTTCAAATACTACAGCACCACCCAAGGTTGTGACTGGTCAGATATGGTACGATTCTGCAAATCAAAAGCTAAAATTTTATAACGGTTCTAGATTTAAACTAGCCGGCGGCGCTGAAGTTAGTGCTACTGCTCCAAGCGGATTAGCGTCAGGTGATTTTTGGTGGGATAGTTCTGCAAAACAGTTATATGCATGGAACGGTGTAGACTTTACTCTTGTTGGTCCAGTTTCGAGCCCGGATCTAGGCACATCGACGGTGAGCCCGGATACTGTAAAAGGTACAGTGTCGACCACAGTTGGCCCTCACACTATTTTAAAAATTATTGCAGATAGCAAAGTAATTGGTATCTTTAGCAAAACTGCATTTACACTTGATAATGCACAGAATACAATTGAAGACTTTTCAGTTATTAAGAAAGGGTTTACCCTTGCTAAATCTCAAACAGGTGTTTCTACTGATGATTACATCATGTGGGGCACAACACAAAATGCAATTCAACTAGGAGGTGTTGGCGCTGACCAGTTCTTGAGAAAGGGCGACAATGCGTTCACTGAAGAAGTATCGTTTGCAGATACGGGCATACAAATTGGTGACGGCAACGACATACGAATCCGTATTGAAAATGGTGACGAAGCTATTTTCGAGAACCGATTAGGCAATTCGATTACATTTAGAATTTCTGTTGCAGAAACAACAGACGAGCGAGACATTGCAGTTATTACCTCTACAGGAGTAGTACCAGCAGATAACAATGCTTATACATTAGGATCGTCACTATCTAAGTGGAGCAACGTTTATTCTACTGTGTTTACTGGTAATCTAACAGGCAATGCTACTGGTACTACTACAGGTAGTCATTACGGTAATGTTTATTCGTCTGACAGTCAGATAATGATTGACGGAACAACTAAGCAAATTGGGTATGCCGGAGCAAACATTGTTGGTACACTCACTGGTTCTGTGACAGGATCAGCAGCAACAGCAACAAACTCTGGTAAGTTAAACGACTTAGAACCGTCAGTGGCAGTTCCGGGGTCAGCAGTTGCTACGATTCCGGTGCGTGATGCTACTGGCAACATATATGCAACTCAATTTATTGGTATTGCTGACAAAGTAGATAGAACATTTATAGATAAAACTGATGCATTATCAGACCCAACGTGGAATGATGGTACAACGAGTACCAAATACAGAACGGCTAGACTAAGTGCAACTGCATATAGTATTGCTGCTAGAGATTCTAGTGGAAATATTACTGCTAATTTATTCAACGGAACTGCAACCGCAGCTCGCTATGCTGACTTAGCAGAAAAATACACAACAGCAATTGAACTAGTGCCAGGTACAGCAGTGGCAGTATGTACGTGTGAAGAGCATGAAGTAGAGCCAGCAACTGCAAGTAATCATTGTATTGGTGTTGTTTCAACAAACCCAGCAATTATGATGAATAGTGATGCCGAAGGGCAATATATTGCACTTACAGGTCGTGTTCCTGTGCGTGTTAAAGGTGCTGTTAAAAAAGGTCAAGTTGTGTATGCTTGGATCGACGGCGTATGCACAACAGTAGCAACAACTGCAATGGTTGGTGTTGCATTAGAATCAAACGCAGACGACGCTGAAAAGTTAGTTGAGTGTGTACTTAAAGTTTAAGGATAACAAATGGCGTCTTCAGGATCTCAAATAACAGCAGCCGACTATATTACTATTCAGGATAAAGCTCAGTCTTTGTTAGGAACAGGTACTGGCACCCGAGGTTATGGTCAAACCGTACAATCAGCTGACGTTTTTACAGGTAATAATATCACTAAAGCTCAATGGGATCTATTGAGATATGATGTCACTAGTATTCGATATCATCAAGACGGAGTTATGCCAGCTATTGTCACTGTTAATGTTGGAGATCCAATAGGCTATGGCGGATCATCACCTAATAGCAACTATGACACTTTATTAGATCAGGCTATTGCAAACAGGTTTGTACTAGCAAATAATCAATCTATTGTTGCAAATGCAGCATCTACTTCGTATTCGTCTACTTGGTCGTTAACAGCTACATCTGAGTTAACTGTGACATTTTCCACTCCTACTGAAGCTAGATACTTTTTTAATAGTGGAGGCACTGTTAGGATTAATTCTATTATATCCGGGGGGTCGACAACTGCACAAGTCAATGCGTGGAAAACATTTTTATCTAGTGTAGGAACTAGAGCGTTTGGAGCTAATACTGATCCGGCTATTAACTATTATACACTTACTAACGCATATCAAACATATTATCAAAACTCATTGTCTACGCCTTATTCTGCGAACAACTACGTACTAGAGGCTAAAACTGATGTTGCAGATAATTCATCTGGAACAGCAACAGTGTTGACTATAAAGATTACATTAAATGATAGCTATGTTGATCCACATATAGATCCCCCAGGCGATAGTGTAGACGGAACATTAACAGTTTCAGTTGCCGAAGTCAAAGCCGCTGGATCATTATTTCCTAGCGGAACGTTTGCTATAACTAGTCCTTCGTACTCACTTTCGAGTATTACAGCATCGTAAGATATTAAATAGAAACTCATATAGAAGAATATATTCATGGCCGTTAACGACACAATTAAGTACACTGACTACAATAACATTAGAAATGCTGTCATTGAAGTACTCGGTGCAGGCTCAGCAACTTATGGGTATGGACAAACTCCGATAAGTGCAAGTGTTGCTATAGGAAATAAAGTCACAGTCAACGAATGGAGTAATTTAAGATACGACATTTTAAATGCTTCATTGCATCAGAATGGTAGCTATGCAACAGTTCCTAGTAAAACCGAAGGTCAAACAGTTGCATTTAATGCATCTACCGAACCAGTCACTTATTATAGTACGTTAGCAGCGACTCTTGCATCTAACAGATTTAATGTCGGATCTGGTCAATTTGGAGTTGCCACCGCCGTTCCAAAAACATTTACTAGTGCTTGGTCGGTGCAATTAAGGACAACAGTGACAGCTATTTGGGCAGATGCTAATGCTGCAAGATACTTCTTCAATGCAGGCGGCCAAATATTAATAAGTGCTGCTAGAGCTGGTGGAACTGCTACATCTCAAAATACAAGTTGGTCGTCGCTATTAAGTTCTGCGGGCACACAAGGCATTGGCGGCAACAATCCAGGCGCAGGCACATCACCGACAGACGGTACTAATTGGTATAGGACAGATAGTAATTATAGAACATTTTATTCAACCTCTGCCTCCAGCCCGTACGGATCAAACACATATTCTCTTTCAGCTAGATCAACTGCATCAAGCCTAGAAATTTTTGTTGATTTGCAAGATGGCCATACTGCTACGGGCGCTGGCCCAGATACTGTTGACGGTATACTAACAATATCAGCATCTTATAAATATCCAACTGGAACGTTGTTGCCTGCTTCGAGCACCTGGCTACAGTATGTTCCTACTTCGTTAACTGTAGCCAATATAGGCGGATAAATTTTTCCTTGAAACAGCTGGCCGCTAAATAAACAGCGCAGTTAATTAAGGAGAAAACATGCAAGAGCAACTCAAACGAGCTCTGGAGTTTGCTAATTACAAGCAAACATTTTCAATCCAACGTAAAACTCTTAAAGAAAAAGCAGAAGCTAGATTAACCTACGGGTTTAATGGCGGCTTGTTTCACATTGACCAAACTCTTTTAACATTTGTCGAAATGTTGTGTAATAAAGGCCGCACTAGCGGCGTTGTACTGCTAGATGTAAATGATAATCCTATTCTTATAGAAGATGTAGAAGCGTTTAAAGATGAAGTGTTTAGTAGATATTTTGAAGCTACAAATGAATACTTCGAGCATTATCAAAAATTAAAGAAGAGTCGTTCTGTAGAGAAGATGCTAGAACAATGACACGTGGAATTTTAATCTATGCTCATAACAATCGAACAGTTGATTATGCGCTGATGGCTATTATATCAGGCGGCCTTGCAAAAAAACAGTTAATGGTACCTGCATCTTTAGTGACTGACCAATCGACAGTTGATTGGTTAGCTGAATCTAATATGTTAGACACAGCATCAGCTGTATTTGAAAACATCATAGTTGTAGATCGTCCACAAACAGACAATCAACGAAGATTACACGATGGTGAATCTAATATGGTTGTGCCGTTCATAAATTCAAACAGGGGATCAGCATGGGACCTAACTCCGTATGATCGTACACTGTTAATTGACAGTGACTTTTTAATTTTTTCTAATAGACTAAGTGAATATTGGAATGTTGATGCTGACGTACTAATCGGCGAATCGATAAATGATATATATGGTCAAGAACGATTAGGATATAACGATGTTTATATTTCAGAAGTTGGAGTAAAACTTTACTGGGCCACTACAGTTATGTTTAGTAAAACAAGTGACGCTAAGTTATTATTTGACACAGTAAATTTTGTTAAAGACCACTATCAGTACTATGCTGATATTTTTAGATTTGACAGCAGACAGTTTAGAAACGATATTGCATTTAGTGTAGCCAAACATATACTAGGTGGATTTGAAGAAGACGAAAATGGAATATTACCCCCTGTATTGTCTTTATTAGATAAGGATGTACTACATGAGGTTATTGGAGATCGCCTAACGGTGTTAGTTAGTTCCAGGTTAGGATCTGATTATTGTGCAGCAGCATTATCAGGAGTTGATGTTCATGTAATGAATAAGCAAAGTATTATTCGTAATAAAGATAAATTACTGGAGCTAATATGAACTTTGGATATCTTTTAATTGTTGCCGAACACAAGTCTGTAGATTATCTACAATTAGCGTATGCATTAGCATTAAGTATTAAGAATACACAAAGAGAAGGCTACGACAAAGTTGCATTGGTAATTGATAGCAAAGACAAGCTAGCTAAGTTAAAGAGTCCTTGGGTATTTGATCATGTTATTGAATGGGATCAAGAAACATTCTGGGATGGTCGTAGTTGGATGGATGAACTAACACCTTTTGAGCATACAGTATGTCTAGATGTTGATATGTTGTTTACAAGAGATTATAGCCACTGGGCAGAATATTTTATTGAGAATAGTGAATTGTACGTTGCTAACAAAGCGTACACTTACAGGGGTGAGCTAATTACAGGCACTGATTATAGAAAAACATTCGTCAGAAACGAGTTGCCTAATCTATATTCATTTTATACATTTTTTAAGAAAGATAGCAAGCTAGTAAAAGAGTTTTTTAATCTTGGCAGAGAAATTATTAAAAACCCTATTGAATTCTCTAATATGTTTTTGTCAGCAGGCAAGCCTAAAGTTATAGGAACAGACGAAGCATTTAGTTTATCGGCAAAAATTCTAGATATTCAAGATGATATTGCATATCCTTTAGAATTTCCTAGAGTAGTACATATGAAACCGCTAGTACAAAATTGGCCCTGGCCTGCCACTAAGTGGAGCGACCATGTTGGATTTTATTTTGGTAAGGGCGGACAATTGAAAATTGGAAATTATCAACAGCACGACATCGTTCATTATGTAGAAAAAGATAAAATTACAGATGAAGTTATAAGTGTGTTAGAGGAAATAGCATGGAAAAAATGATAGACTTTGACGAATGGTTAGCTAATTATATTCCTGAGCCAACCAAGTATGTTGCAGTGTTTGATCCTGAAACAGGCGCAGTAAAATCAGTTGGCCCGGATCATGCTTTTACAACAGAGAAAAATAAGATTTCTTTAGATACAGAAACTGCAGAATCTATTATCAACAGCGAAATTATGATTCATAAATGCTTTGTTGACATAGATTCGAGTAGTTTAGAAATAGCTGAAACAAAAAGCATTTTTAAAATTGATGATGTTTTACATAGAATCTCGTCAATTGAATTTTCGGATATTATAAAACCTGATGTTTATTTGGCATACTCATCAAAAAATAAAACTCTAAAAATTCAATTGTCAGCAGAACTAGGCGGAACTAAAAAAGTAAAAGGTGATATCAAAAAAAGAAAAATTGTTTGGGATGGTGACACTGAAATGAATTTTTTAATTACCGAATACAACGATCCGAACTTGATCTTTGAGATGTTTTCTGTTAAAATTAATGAACTAGTAGGTAAAACTAAAACATTAAAAGATATTGATTATGAAAATTTCAGTGTGTATACTAGACGCTTATTTAAAAATTATGTAATAGAGTATAAATGAAAACAGTAGAATTTGACGTTATATTTTTAAGTTATGATGAGCCTAATGCTGATCTGCATTATGCTGACTTGTGTAATAAAGTACCATGGGCAAAACGAGTTCACGGCGTCAAAGGCAGTGATCATGCACACAAAGCCGCAGCTGAACTCAGCGATACTGAATGGTTTATTACTGTTGACGCTGATAACATTGTTGATCCTGCTTTCTTTAATCTAGAATTAGACATGAGCGATCCTAAGATACAAGTCTATGGATGGTGCGGCCGCAATACTATTAACGGATTGCGATATGGCAACGGCGGCGTGAAAATCTGGAAGAAAGATTTTGTACTCGATATGCGTACACACGAAAATTCGGACAGTGATAGAGGTCAAGTAGACTTCTGTTGGGAAGATGGCTATAAAAACTTTCCTAGAGTTTATAGCGAAAGTATTATTACAGGAAGTCCGTTCCAAGCCTGGCGTGCTGGATTCCGTGAAGGTGTTAAAATGACTCTACTTGACGGAGTTAAAGTTCCACCTCAGGAAATTAAAGAGAGTATATGGTGGCACAATATCCATAGATTACGTATGTGGTCAACTGTAGGCATGCATGAAGAAAACGGAGTGTATGCAATCCTTGGCGCCCGTATGGGAACGTACATGACTAATTGTACAGATTGGAATTACATTGACGTTAGAGACTTTGAAATATTAAGAGACATCTACGAAGAAAAAGTTAATCATACTAATCCCGAAGCTGATGCACGAGCGTTAGGCGTACAACTTAAACAGCAACTTGGACTAGACTGGCCTAACTTTGATTCACAACAGAGCAAATATATTTTAGATCTGTATGACGAAACAATTAATCTAGGCTTAACGTATTATCGGATGCCCGATAATGTATGATATTTTTTATGTCGGAAAAGGATCAGTAGATAACGATGCTTGGGAAAGATTCAAACATCGGTTTCCTAATGCACAGAAACTTGAAAATATAAAAACATTTGAAGAAGTTAAATCTAAGGCATTTACTAAATTTTTCTGGGTAGTGTGGGATTATGTTAATCTTAAAGAAGTTTTTAATTTAGATTATCGTATTCCTAAATGGGACGAAGAATACATTCATGTTTTTAAAAATGGTGATTATTATGATGGTATTTGTATATTTCCTAAAGCCGCACGTATACTACAACGTGAATGGGATTATAGATTTTTTACTAAAAAGAAAGAAATAGAATATCAAGCCAGCATACCGCAGATGTCTGATGTTGTGTTTATATCCTATCACGAACCGTTTGCAGTTGAACGATTTGCAGATCTGGTTCCTAGATTAAGAGGAAATAAAATCTTCTGGATTAAAGATATTAAAGGTATACATCAAGCACACATTGAAGCAGCAAAGACAGCTACTACTGACATGTTTTATGTAGTTGATGCAGATGCGATTATTGAGAATACGTTTAAGTTTGATCACTACATTCCGCACTATGACTTTAATGCAAAGCAAACAGTGCATGTATGGCAAAGTAGAAACCCGGTTAACGGTTTAGAATATGGTAATGGTGGAGTTAAACTATTACCTAGACAACTAACTATAGACATGGATTTATCTAAACCAGATATGACTACAAGTATTAGTAAATGGTTTAGGCCTATGCAATCAGTATCTAACATAAACGGATTTAATACTGATCCGTTTAATACTTGGAAAAGTGCATTTAGAGAATGTGCCAAGCTAGCTAGTCGTGTGATTGAGCGACAACAAGACGAAGAAACGCAGTATAGATTAAAAGTATGGTGTGAAGACTCAAGTGACGAAAATGCAATCGATGGTGCCAATGCTGGAAAAGAATACGGTATTAAACACAAGACAGATTTAGAAACACTTAAAAAAATCAACGACTTTGCTTGGTTAAAGGAACAGTTCGATGGACGACTTAGAAAGAATTAAAAAGTTCATTCCTATTATGAATGAAGTTTCGCCTACGTTCTGTATGGCTAAATGGCATCACACGACAATTTACTTAGGTACAGGAGAAACACATAGTTGTTATCATCCCGCCCCGCACAAGATTCCTATGCAGGAAATCTTTATTGATCCTAGTGCGCTACATAATACTGAACAGAAAAAACTTGAACGACTAGAAATGCTCAACGGTGGTAAGCCCGCTGGTTGCAACTACTGCTGGAAAATCGAAGCAATGGGCGATAGCTACGTTAGTGATCGCAAGGAACGCAATAGTACAATTTATACTCCAGAAAGATTTGAACAAATTCGAGACGGTGACTGGGATCAGAATATAAACCCGCAATACATTGAAGTTAGCTTTGGCAACGAATGTAATTTTAAATGCGGGTACTGCCATCCTAAGCACAGTAGCTCGTACTACAAAGAGATTAAAGATCACGGCCCCTACGACATGGTTAAGAATCACCGCAACGACATTGACTGGTTTAAGATTTATGAAGAAGATAACAACCCTTATGTTGATGCCTGGTGGCGTTGGTGGCCCGAAGTAAAGAAAACTTTAACCATCCTTCGTATCACCGGAGGCGAACCGTTGCTTCAAAAATCAACATGGAAGCTATTAGAAGATCTTGAACAGAATCCTCTGCCTAACTTAGAACTTAATATCAATACTAATTTCGGAGTTAAGCCAGTACTAGTAGAACGATTGGTTGAAAAGGTAAACAATCTAGTTAACAACGGAAAGATCAAAGACTTTAAAGTTTTCACGAGCATTGATACATGGGGTCCAGCAGCAGAGTACATACGTACTGGCCTAGACTTGAATGTATGGGAACAGAATTTAGATACATATCTAACAAGAACATCTCTACCTATTACATTCATGATAACGTTTAACATACTATCAGTGACAAACTTTCAAAGTCTGCTAGAAAAGATTTTAGAATGGCGTGAGAAGTACAATGGATCTACGCAAAGCAAATGGCAGCGTGTACGCTTTGATACACCGTTCCTAAAAGAACCGTTGCAATATGATATGAATATATTGCCTAAAGAGGAGTTTATGCCATACATGCAAAGTCACCTAGACTTCATTCTAGCCAATTTAGACGATAAAAACCGCTTTAAATTCAACGACTTAGAGTATGCTAAATTTGAAAGAGTCGTTAAATACATGGAATCAGCTATCTATGCCCCAGAGAAGATTAAAGAAGGCAAACTAGACTTCTTTAATTGGTTCACTGAACATGACCGCCGTCGTAATACCGATTTCTCTAAGACTTTTCCAAGACTAGCAAATTTCTTTGAAAGCTGCAACAGTGAGATGCTATGATTTTTCTATTTCAAAATAAAAAAGAATTAACAAATTTTTCTAATTGTGATGATGTTAATTCGTCTGGAATCAATCGATTTACTGCTAGTCCTCTTGTATCAACTTTAAGATATAGTTTTTCAAAGTCTGCAACATTTGATTCATTCAATAACAGAACAAAGTACAAAAGTTATATTGTTCCATCTGGAGTGACGCATTCGCCCTGGGATTGGGCAGGCCATGCAGAACTAGAAAAAAATTATATGACGTCTAATAGAAATAGTGTATTCTTTTATATAGATCAAGAACTACTAACTGATTTACAGTCAAAGAAAGCATACTTACTTTTAGATCAAAGTCACGAAGGGTACCATGAAGAATGGTTGTTTTATTGGTTTCATTATTGTTGTACAGTTTATAAAATTCCTGTTAGTCAGATAATATATGTCACTGGAAACTTGTCAGTAGAAACACAATATGCAGATTGGTGCAAACGTAATAATACATCAGAACGTATGTGTGTTATACCCCATATACAGTTTGAAAGATTTACCTATGATTCGGTCACACAGCAACTAAAGATATTGCCAACAGTTAGTGAACATATACGTTATAAGACAGCTAATGAGTCAACCTTATTAACATATAACTGTTTTCAAAAACGTGCAAGGCCTCACAGGATCTGGTTATTTCATGCATTATGGAAAAACAATTTACTTTCAGATGGTATTAATAGTATGAATAGTTTTTTTAAAAATAATTCATACTATGAAGAAAAATCAATAACTGATGAAGATTACGAGCAAATGGTTAAGTTGTTGCCTATGTTTCCTAGATCTAATATGGATGATACATTAAAACAAGATTTCAAAGGCACATCAGCCGACTCGTTTGTAAGAGATTTATATCATATAGAAACACGTAATTCTTGGGTGAGTATAGTAAGTGAAGCATCTTTTGCAGAACGCACATGCTTTATAAGTGAGAAAACATTTAAACCGATCGCTGCTAGACACCCTTTTATATTATACGGTAATAAACATAGTCTGAGATATATTCGAGAACTAGGATACAAAACTTTTGATGGTGTTATTGACGAATCATATGACGAGTTAGATTCTTGGGAACGATTAGACGCTATCATTAAACAGATACAAATAATAAAAAATATGTCTCACAGTAAAAAAATAGAATGGTTCGAATCGATGAGAGCTATCTTAGATTACAACTTTGAAGTTTTAAAAAATAATTCAATAAAGCAGCCTAGCTCAGTTTCAAAGGTACGAGAATATGTATTACAACCAAATTAAAGAAATAAATCAAAGTTTAAAAAGAACTAAGAAAGCTATTATAAGTCTCGGGTGTTCGTTTGTCGAAGGTCAAGGCGCAATTGATCAGGAATTATATGATAGGTTAGAGTGGACAATGGAGCGTACAGGAGTTCCTATGGAACCTAATCTTAGTCGTAGCGATATGATTGATATTGTAAAACAATATCCTGAACTGTATATAGAACATAATAAAATAAATTGGACACACATGCAACACAACAATGCATTTGTGAATGTTCTTTGTAAAAAATATTTTGAAGGAGAATATACCCCAATTAATCTAGGTAGAGCAGGTAGGGGCAATCGAGCAACTATTAAAAGTTTATATACATGGCCGCAGTTAAATTGGGGAGATATAGAAGAATTGATGGTGTTGTATGTCCCCAGCGGCCAAGAGAGGTTTGATTTAGTATCGGATCAATTTAATGATTTTAATCAGTTTCAATGTATGTGGCCTCACTGGAAAGATCAACTAGAGAATACACCTCGTAGGATGTTATGGCAAGGATACGGAGAGGCAGTTTACTCTACTAAATCAGCTGCAATAGAACAGCTATTGCATGTCCAAGAATTAATCAACTGGTGTAAAGTACATAACGCTAAACTTGTGATAACTCCAGCATTTGATAAAACGTATACTCGTGATTATTTCAAAGCATTTTTAAAACAAGGCTTTGAACGTGATATAGATCAAACTCTTATTTCTAACAAGGCCGATGTATCGAAAGATCAAGTTAAACACTTAGAAATGATGGTAGATCAATGGCCATGGGATAGTATGTTTCTTCCACAACAGTGTCCTACATTTATAGACCTGTGTTTAAAACAAGAGAATATATCTAACGTTGGGTTCTGGGATTTTAATGGAGTAGGAACAGAAAATAATTGGATAACAGTATGTTGTCACCCTAGTGCAAAAGCTCACGACTTATTTGCTAGCGAATTGCACAAGCACATCAAGGATATACACAAATGAACTCTAGATCGCACATGCCAGGCTACTTTTCCGAAGATAATCTGTTTAAAGTAAATTGGTTAACACTTGGCAACAATCGATTCTCTGGAACAGATGATGAAGCTGCTCTAGCTAGAAACTTGATCAGTCAACCAGACACATGGCATTATAGAACTAAAAAGATTGAATATAAAGTGAATTCTCTTGGATATCGAACTAGAGAGTTTGCTGATATCTATTGGAAAGAGTCTATTGTTATTATAGGATGTTCAATGGTAGCAGGAGTTGGCGTTGCTGAAGACGAAACTATAAGTCACTACTTAGAAAAATTATCAGGTCGTCCTGTTATCAACTTAGGAGTACCTGCGGCAGGTATTGATTTTGCATTGTATAATAACTTTCTTCTTAAGAAAAATTATCCAACACCATGGGCTGTTGTAAATGTATTTTCTAATATCAATAGGCTAGTCACATTCAATGAAACACATATGGAGTTTAAAGGATTGTGGTCAGAAAGTGATGACTATTGGAAAGGCCACATGAAAACTATTCATAATTCTCTGATAAAGGGAATATTGGATTCTCAGCAAATACAGTATATGTGGAAAGATGCTAAATCTTTTAATGCGTCTTGGTTTGACGATACTGTACAATATTGCGAGGTTGACAAACTATATTTTACAAATACAGCAAGAGATTTAATGCATTGTGGTGCTGAATCTAACAACCACAATGCAGAAATCATTTATTCAAAATTAAAAAATAGTATCTGTTGAATCTTTAATATCAGATTTAAGACGATTTATATTAACTTTAAAATCTATTTTAACTATTTCGTCTTTATATTCTGTTAGTGTGTTAAGCAGTGTATCTGCGATAGATTCTGGATCTTTCTTAGTTAGTTCTGTTTTAATATCAATCTCCCACACCCTGCCGTCTTCAAATACTAGATGTATAAAGTCTAGATATGCTACAGGCATGGTATTCATATAGAGATCATCAAAAACCTCCGGCCATTCTTTTACAAGATGACGCGGAGGTTTAAACAGTGGATTAGGCATCAGCAGGTTCTTCTACTTTTTTAGATGCTTTCTTAACTGCAGGATCTAAAAGGTCTGCTTCTTTACGTAAACGTGCTGCTTCTTTGTACATAGCATCAGCTTGACTGCGATACGATTTAGCAATATCCTTATCAGATAATGCTTCTGCACTTGATGCTTGTGCTCTTACTGGTGCAGGAACATCTGGATCAACTAACGGTTGTGCTTCTGCATTAGCAACTACAGGGGCATTTGGATCTTTCTTAGGAGCACCTTTAACAAATGTAGTAAGATCATCAACTGTGCAATTCTTCTGTTCAGCAATAAGCACGTTTAACTGAGATAGTAAAATAGTATCGTTAGTAGTTGGAGTCATTGTGATAGCATCAGTTGCAACTTTCTGCAATCTTCCATCTGCTTGCATTGCTTGAAGCATAGGTCGTCCATCTGGAAACGGTCTGATGAACATAATCTCACCAAATTCAAACGCTTCTTGTGATTGATCACTTTCTACTGTAGTCATGATAGAATCATGATATACGTCTGGCAAGTTGTGAACTGGTAATACCAATGCCATATTCGATTCGCCCGGTAGTGTTCTAAAAACAACCAATACTTTTACGCCTGTGTTGTTAATTCTACCAATGTGTTTTAATGTTCCGGCCATGATTTAGCCCTCCTTTTTAGCGACAGCTTCTAAGAAAGCACTTAGTTTGTTGAATGTCTTACCAACTGCTTCGTATTCGGCTGCTTTAAACGCTCCACGTGATGTTGCAACTTCGATAATGCTCTTTAGAGCAGTTAAATCGCTGATATTTAAATCTGCAGGACCTGGCTGCGGCGCAGCATTTGTTGCCTGAGTAGATTCGGGTGCTGCTTGTTCAGCAATTTCTGTTTCTTTAATTTCTTCAGTCATTAGTTTCTCCTTAATAATGGACATGCTAGCATAAAGTATGTTAGTTCTTTTGAATCTTCAAACCCGACAACTGTAGCTGATCGCACACGACCTGTACGATCTATACCAGGTTGTCTTAAAAGATAATATCTACCTTTTAATTTATTCCTAATCCAGTCGTCAATGCTGCTGTCGAAAATAGTAGACTCTGGCACTTCAGCTTTTTTAAAGTGCGGAGGAGTAGTACTTAGTTTTCGTTGTTTTAAAACGTCTATTGGGTTTAGATCGAACATCATGAAAATATTTATATATGTAGTTTATTCTGGGAGTGATTCTTGGCTTAATCTTTTAGATAATGCTTTGTTATACCCTATTTTCCTTATATCGCCTGAAAATAGATAAAGTTCAAATGCTGCTTTTTCTTTCATTACAATGATATACTTCTTGGTTATAAAGAATGGTGAATCAATAAACTGATCTAACCATATCAAAACTTGTGGAGTTATTGCAAAATCTTTTGGAAATTCTACTTTGTATGTTTTTATTTTAGCATGTTCTTCTATGAATTGCAATGCGTGTTCAGTAAGGCGTAGCCCGCCTGTTTCTTTTTGTCTAAAGTTCCACCACCAAACTACGTTATACTTGTTTAGTGTTTCTTGATCTGTTTCTAAGTTTGCTGCTCGCAAGAATACTTTAGTGTAAGCATCCTTTGCATTGGTCATTGAATCTCTTCGCCATTTGTTAGTTTAAACACAGAGAAGTCGGTACACTTAAACAACTGATTTAACTTTTTAGCTAAATTGTGTGCATGTCCGGGATTTGAAAAAGATACTTTTTTATACTTTGGCCCGGGATAGCTAGCAATTAGACTACCGCTCTTTAGATTAAACGGTTGACCTTTATAAAACACAGCCCAGATAGCATCGGACTCTAAGATTTGTTCTATCTTATAGGTATCTTTATTGGCGTGCTCTAAAATAATTTTTGGTTTCGGTCTGCTCATATATACGTGTTTCCTAATTAACCACGTATATATTTATATGATTTAGAAGTTCCCGCCGTCGAATTTAACGTCGATATTGGTAGTAGATTCTTTAATCTCTGCTAGGTATTGATGTATTTCACCTACAGTACGGCCTAGTCTAGCAGTTAAGATAGCTAGTTCAGCAGTTAGATCTCTAGCTTCTTGTATAGTAATGCGTATTTCTTTCTGTTGACTTCTGTCGGCAATAGAAATACGTTGAATTAGTTTTTCAACTGTAGGTAATGTAGCAGGCAAATTATTTTGAGACATTTGCTAGTACCTGTTTCATCTCAATGTCAGTTTTAAAAGGGCCTTTAAACGGATATCGTTCGAGTGTAATCTTTTTAGGACAAAAACTCTTTACCCAACCTTTATCAAACTTAATTGTATAATATCCAGCGCAGTATAAACTTTTTGAATCACTGCTCTTTGTAAACAGTGGAAGCTTCTTGCGAATATCAAACATAGCGTTATGCGGTTCGGTACTTGTAGGATAACCGTGAACTTCGTTAGGTAGTGCAGTATTTGCTTCTTTAACAATCTTAACAGTGAAAAATGTTTTACCAAACTCTCGAGTTAGGCTTTCTTTAGTATCGTAAATTTTAACACCATCTTCATTGCTCATTACAAAACGATTATCTTCGTTCTTTCTTAGTGTAGCAATTTTAATTCCGTCTTGTTCAATAATCCAGAATTTATCTGCAATAATTGGTTTAGCTAAAAAGTCTGTCATTGTGTGTACCTCGCATTAAGTGGTTCTGCATAAGCCTGTGCTTGATCCGAAATCTTTTTAAGATCGTATAGATTACAGAATTTAATAAGTCTAATACCAACCTGACTAATATTTTTATTAGCGCCAGTAGCATGTGCAATTGTTTCAAACATGATTTGTTTAACGTCCTCGGGCTGATGTGCAAGATCAATCAAACGACGATTACGTTCGTAATCTTCTAATACTCGATGTTCAAGCCCGTTATGATCAGTCCACCGTTGCAACATTAAGTTATTCCAGTTGAAGCCTTTAGTATTACGATCTTCAAATGCTTCAGTAAGGCCAACTTTCTTGCTAGTGCCTTTAGTGCGAACACCGGGATATGCACTAAACACATTATCGCTCGTGTCGCCACGCATACATTTTTCAAACAACAGCCATTCTGGATTTGGGATTGCTTTAGGCTCTTGTGTTTTCTTATCGATCACACGTTTGCCTTTTGCATCAAAGATACCTTCGTGTGTAATAGTAGTTTCCATTACACCGTTGTACTGTTTCACATTAGGTGCAATTAGCTGTACGAAATCTGTGTCTGTGCTGATAATAACATGATCGTCATTAGGATGACTCTGAATCCAGCCAGCAATTAAGTCGTCTGCTTCTAAGCGAGAATTTTGCAAAACTGTACAGTTTGTTTTATCTGCAATAAAGTCTTTAAACGTGTCAAATGCTTCCCAGAAGATTTTTTCTTCGTCTGCTTCTTTTTCTGTATGCGCAGCACGGGCGGCTGCACGTTGAGCTTTGTAAGGAGCATAGTAATCTTTGCGCCAGCTACGCCCTTCTAAACAGAAGATAACGTGACTGCCGTTAAAGTCTTGCCAAGCCTTCTTTACACTGTTGAGTGTAATATGAAAAGCCATGCCTAGTTTGATATCAGCATCGCCGTTAATAACGTGCCTTGCACGGAAGAATGTATTTGCCGTATCAACTAAAATATATGTCATGTGTTCTTCTTTTTAATTTCGTTAATGTCAAGTGAACCAGTCTTAATCGGACCACCAAAGTCGCCGTCAACAACTACGTTAGCACAGAGTTCACGGAACCAACGATCTACAATTTCTTCCTCTAGATCGCCTTCTTCGCCGTATCCTTCTTGCCTTAATTGTAGCACAAACTGTGGGTTCCAGTCAAGTTCAAAGAAGCCGTTTCTAACATTTTCTTTGTTTACGTGAGTATTAACAACACCAACCCACGCTTCTTTTTTACGTGTAGCACGAGCTTTTGGATCTAGCTTTGCTAGTTCTTCTGCTTCCTTAGCACGATCCGCCTCCGCTGTTGATAGTTTTGCTCTTTCAGTCGCTTCAGCCGCTATTACTATTGAACGTTCTACTTCTGCTCGAACTTTATCAATACCAAATAATTTTTCAATCCACTTACGCATTAAGTACCCCACTCGTTTTTAAATAAAGGCACTTGCAGTCTATCACTATATCGCAAACCATGCTTCATTGCTAACAATGCTACATTCTTATTGTTTAATGCATAGACGCTTTCTACACCACCCACTGGCATTAAGTAAACGTGTCCTTTAAATCCTGCTGCACGATATTCCTCAACAGCACGTTCTGCATCAGCAAAGTCTTGTTCTGTAGCAATAACAAACTTCAAGTATGCTGTACCTACTTCTTCGTACTCACAAACAACTTCTGGAAGGATCGCTTCTTCCCACTTCTCGCCACTACATGGAAGTTTAGCACTTACACTAAATGTGACTTCATGTCCAACTGTACTGTTCCACTTAGCTAACCAGCCTTTAAATTCCGGAGTAAGTTTCTGAGTACCATTTGTTTCAAATGTAATCTCTTTCAAGTCACGCATCTTAGGATTGTTTAGTAAATCTGGATAAGCACGTTGCCATCCTAGTAAAGGCTCACCGCCTGTAATAACCAGGTGCTCGTCCTTCCAGTGATCTTGCGGAAGAATTTCCATAATACGATCTACAATAGCTTCACTAGTAAGCATTGGACTTAAATGTTTAAAACGAGGATCCCAACTAGCATAGCTGTCACATCCTGTACTTACTAGTGGCAGTTCTTTATAATCTTTAAAGTCTGCAACACGAGATACTATTGCCTCAAGTTCGTTTGAAAGTTCTCCTCGAGGCATGCCGAATCCAGCACATTTAAAATTGCATCCGAAGACACGTAGGAAAACAGAAGGAACGCCCATGTAGCGTCCTTCACCTTGAATGCTGTAGAACAGCTCTGCTATTTTTAATTTGCTCATGTTATTATTATACACTCTTTTCTGAATCGTTGTCAACCTTTTTTGACAATATAAATGTGCCGTCTTTACCTTCATCCCAAATTAGGGTATCTCCAAAATCCCAACCTACTTGTGCTAGCAGGTCTGGAGGAAATGGAAGAACCAAATCACCGGTATCTGGATCTTCCTCGAGTTTTATTGTCCATGTTCGCTGAGCATTATCTTGCATAAAAAAGCATCCTTTTCATCTTTAAAAATAAATTCCATCCAATTAGTATCTAGTTTAGTAGTATACTTGCCGCCTGGAAGTCCGTAATGTTCTAATACCCTAATACACAATTCGTTCCAGTTTATACTAGAAGTCCAGCGAATATGTACTGTATTCATTTAGTCTTTAAAAAATTTATCAAGTACTTCGATCTGATCGTGATAATCGGCTATAGCTTTAAGCTCGTGTTCGATGGCTTCAATAATATCAGAATGCTCGCCAATACCAACGGGATTAGCAAGATATACTTCTACGTTAGCACGATGTTTTTCAATAAGACCCCACGCATGATTACGCACAGCTTGTAATAGAGTTTCTCTCATTTCCATAATTTATAATTTCCTCTTTCTGGTATAACGTGACGTACCCCGCCACGAGGGTCTTCCATGTCACCTTTCCTTCTTGGAATTAAGTGAACATGTGGCCAAGAGCAAGTTTGTCCTGCAACTTCACCAACGTTGAGACCGATATTAAAGCCGTCCCACTCTCCGTCTAACATTCCTTTAAGACCTCGATCAACTGCATCGTTAAACGCATCTTTTAGAACATCAACATTATTATACTTAGGTACAAACAGTCTGTGACCTTCTGTGACCGGATAGCTGTCTTTGTACACAGCAACATGAAAGTCGTCGTACTCTAATTCTGTCCAAGGAGCACCGTTGCTATCTTCCTTGTCCATTACTTCTGAAAAAATAACTTTTTTCATCGCTTTCTCGCATATTCTCGTTGTTCGTCTGGCAAGTCACGGTCCTTTACGATAAACTCGTAGCCAGCCATATTGCCTACATAGTGAGCATGTTTAGCTTCAAATGCCATCTTAACTTTCACAGTGTTAATGGCAACTTCTAGAAACTTTCCCCTATTGACATTTATAATATATCCGTCAACATTTTTATTTTTATCTGTGCAGTACACATCGATGCGTGTATCAATCATATTGACCTACCTTCTCCCACGGGTAAACTAACCAAGTATCTTCTTCTAACTTGTTTACAGCGTGTGAATAGTACGAAACATCATCAAAAGAACTAGATCCGTTTTCAGTTAATACTGCAAACCGAACATTGTTGCCCCAAACAGTGTTCCAAGCTGCTTCGTCGGGCAAACAACTACCCTGCCAATCTTCTTTAATCCAGTTAAATGTAGCACCGCTATCGTTAATATCATCTACAATAAGAATATTCTTACGCAGCGAAATATCCCAACGTGATCCTGTGATGCCATTCTTGGGAGGATCGTTATATCCAAATGCATCTTCGGCCATCCATAAATTGCTTTCTGGCCCTTGTTCGTCGTCACGTAGGCTAACTTTAAGTGCTTCGCATCGAACGCCGAGCATATTGCTGAGAATAGTAGCAGGAACATTACCACCACGAGTAATACCTACAATATAATTAGGACGCCAGTTGTCTTGATACATCTGCAACGATATATCAGTACACATTGTTTCTACGTCTTGCCAGCTGTAATAATGTTTTTTAATCATTTTCCATCCTTTGCGGATTTCTCCGCTTTAGTAAGTTTATTATTCCAAGTGTAGTTGCTAATGCCTAATTCATTTGCCATGGGCTTAGTTTTGCCTTTAGTGACCGCACCGCCCTTGGCTAAAAATTCAGCCATCAGTCGTTCTGTTTCTGCGTCTTTAGATTTTGCATCATGATTCATTGCCATGTATTCTTCTTCCTTCTAGATACTGTTCATTGTGTACCCATTTATCCTTAACTAAAAATCCCCACTCACGTTTGTGAGGACCAGGCATGAACAGTGTCCAAGCAGTGATACCTGGTTCTAATTCAATTCTATGATAGCTGTTTGGTTGGCACGTTCTAAAATGTCCAGGGCCACGCCAGTGTTTTTCTTCCCCGACCATTGTGCCATCGTCTGTAAACACTGGAGTGTATTCCCAGTAGCCCCCACGTAATATTAGTGTAGCATAAGGCCAAGGATGATCGTGAACATCGTCCGGATCACCTTTTAAGAACTTGTGTAAGAATACGTTAAAAGGAAAACTCTTACGCTCTTTAAGAAAGAGGTAGTAGCGTTCTAAGTAAGGTTCATTATGCACACGGTCGTAGATGATACGCTTTCGACCGACTCTTTCTAAAAGTTTAAGCAGCATAGATATAATACACCTCTTCTTCTAAATAACGTTTTAGTTCTTTGTCAGTAGGTTCTACATTATAGTTGTTCTTAAAAAAGATTTCATAACTATCAGAACCATACTTTCCAATGCCATACAATATTGTAGCATCATTTCTGTCCCATGTCAAGAAGTCTTGGGTCATTCTAAACAAACGAGTATAGCGAACATTCACCATTCCTAACGGGGCGATAATACTCTTAACAAACTCTTCGTCAGCATCTAGCAGATTTTGTGGCATAGGAAACCAATATAAGAATTCGGGCAGTGTTAGTTTCACTGCCTTCCTTCCTGTTTGATTTAACATAATCACACCAACCATGTGTTGCCATGCGCCGTCGATCTGCTGTTGTACCATTAGATTATCTTTAAGCGGCGCAAACCAAGTACTCATCTTGAGGCAAACTCCTGTTGTAGTTTAATGTTGTCAAAGAACTCTTTCTTTGTGCTTTGATCTGTATTGAACGCACCTTTCAATACTGTAGTTTGTGTTAGACTACTATGCGCCATAATTCCACGATTCTCACAACATCCGTGTACTGCTTGAATGTAAACTGCTACATTTTCACTATCAGTTGCCTTACTGATCTCACGAGCAATGTCGTTGCAGAGTTCTTCTTGTAGTGTACCTCGTCTAGCACACCACTGTGCAATGCGAGTATATTTGCTAAGACCAATTAACTTTTGAGCAGCAATAATTCCAATGTAGGCAACCCCAGCGACAGGCTGATGGTGATGACTACACATACTACGCAACTCACTACGTACAACCAACATGCCTTCATATCTGTCCTCGGTGTCATTTGGAAACGCTGTTGCGTCTGGTGCAGATTCATAACGCCCTGCCATAATTTCGTTAAAGTACATCTTGGCAAGTCTACGTGCAGTACCTTGCGAGTTAGGATCATTCTCACGATCGATTAACAGTGCATCAAGTACGCCTTCAAAGGCGACGGTAGCTTCGTCAACAAGTCTATCAAAATCTGTAAAATGTACATACTCGCTGATGTTGTCGCCTGCCCAGAAACGCTTTTTATCACGTTTCATTCTAGCACGAATGTTATCGCCTAGATATCCTTCACTATAGCCACCATCACCTGCCATAGCGTCTAGTCCTGTTTCTTTTTTATCTGTCATTGAATTACCTCAAATAGCGAATCAAAGTGAGTGTCTACTTTTTCTTTCTTAGATTGAAAGATGTCTATTTTTGAAAATGTATACCCGTGTTTCATTCCAACTAATACAGCTAACTTTTCAAAGTTGGTTAGATTTTGATTAGATACAGCAATAATGTATCCGTGTACCCAGTCTTTATTGTTATGGATGTTGTGTAGTTTTGCAGGACCGAATCCCATACCTCGCAGTTTTCTAAACCACTCGTGATGATCGATGTCGTTGATGACATCAATTAGACCGTGATCGTCGAGGTCTTTTCCTTTGATAACAAATAAATGATCGGTATTATACAGCTCATTGTATTCGTCTTGATTAGAAGTAAGGTCTTCTAGTATTTTGACTAATTGCATTTTTTCTCCGAGTTAAGGTCGAGGATGACCTGTTATAATTAGTTTAACATCTTTAACAGCTGATTGCAACTAAAATAATCTTCTGTTAATAACTTTACTTGTTTATTTAGGCGAGGTAAGTAATCTTTATAATTTTCCATATAGTCGATGATCTTTTCGATTACCAACGGACGATACTTTATATAAGACTCAAACGATTCGGCCCATTCGCTAGGGTACTTAAACGCCTCAAACGCCATTTCGCTGTAGCTTAGTCTATCTGGCACCATAGGAATAGCATCAACTATTGCACCTTCATACCAACTAATACCCAGTGTTTCTTGTAGGTTAGCACTGAACACAAGTTTAGCTTCACCTAACAAATTATGATATTCATTCTTTGTTAGCTGTTGATCCTGGCACACAACAAACTCATACTGCGGCAAGTGTTCTTTTAAGTCACGGAAGATTTCAACCTGCTTCTCTGGAGCAATACGATGCGGAAACAAAATAAGATCACGCTTGGGCATGTTCTTATACATTGCTAGTGTATTCTGCATATACTCCATAGGCCAACCTGTGCGTACAATTTTGTTATTGGCGTGATTCTCACGTAAGCCAACAATACAGCCTAAAAGTTCTTCGCAAAACATTTCAATGTGAAAGTCTGTGGCAAAGTAGTTGTGGTCAAATGCGTAAAAGAAACTCTTCTCAGCATGTCTAACCCAAGGCTTATCTCCAACAAGACGTCCTAAGAAGTCTTGTGGATCATAACTACCAGCATGCCATAAGCCGTGTGTGACTACTGGAATGCCCAGCAATTCACTCATGTACTTTAAGTTGATAATACCCGGGTGCCAAGCATCAGTAAAAATAAAATGATCGCCGGGGCGAACGGCTCCGTTGCAAAAAAGCCGACCCATCTGCTCAACTTGGCTAGCCTTATATATATTAGTGCCGCCAAAGTTAAGGAAAGCCCCAGGCGTAGTCGCACTAGGGATATCCGTAGGCCCTGATATAACATGAACATCGTGTTTGTTCCTTTCAAGAAGTAAAGGCAAGTGAGTTTTCCACTGGCCCGTATAGCGAGTTTCAACTGCTTCTAGGTCAATAAGGAAAACTCTTGCCATTTATCGAGTACCTCGTTCAAAGCGTGGACTGTTGTTATCAAACCTTGGCTTGTTGTTATCAAACCTTGGCTTGTTGTTATCAAACCTTGGCTTGTTGCCTTGGTAAGGGCGACGTGGTCGTTTACTTGCCAGATACGCACCATAGTTCTGTGAATCTCTACGATAGAGGTCCGCAGGATTGAACTCTCGGAGTTCGAATCTACACCAATCTAGATACGCTTCGAGATCCTCCCACACTTTAACAACGTCTGGGCGATTTGCGAAATAGGAATAATCCTTGTAGTTCTTAGCCATTATAGCTTTCCTTTAGTACTTAATAAATGAACCATTTTCTCCGTCTTCGGAGACCTCAATCCAAACCTCACGGCCTGGATACTTTTGTGAAATGCTGTCGTATAAATCACCTGACATCATTTCGCAACTCTTAAAATCAAGTTGGAGTGTACCTTCTTTGTACAGATTTTCCAACCAGCGTTTAAATTGAATGAACTCAATATCGCGATCATCGTGCGTAATACCAATCCACACTTTAAAGTGGAAGATATGACGATGCGGATAGCCTAGAAAACTTACATCATACTCATCGCCTGTAGCTAGAGCAGGATCAGTTAGTGCGGCAGGATACTTGTGCATACCCTCTTTTCGAAATGTCACCCAAATCATTTTGTTAGGGCGAACGTCTTGCTTAATAATCATTTTATTATCTTCTTCTTTAGATCTACGTTGTATATACTTATAATACGACTCTTGTTCATCGTTGTCAAGTGACATTTACTTCAAACTTTCCATAGTGAGAATCTTTCCGATTTCGTTTCCAAGATCCATTTCTTCTGTAATAACATACATTGAGGTAATGTTCTCATCTTTACGGCGATCATATTTTCTAGTTTCAATAACAAATCCGCCCGACGCTGAATATATTTGTAAACGCATGCCTTCGGAATGAAGCTTAGACTCATCAACTGAGACAGAGTGATTACTGTAGTCATCAGCTTCTGCTTTTTCTTCAAAAAGCCAGTTGAGGAATCGTTGTCTAAATGTTAATTTCATAGTTTTTACTTTTTTAATTGCTTTACGGGATTGAAGTGGAATGCCTATTCCACGTGATATACGAGTTGACGCTCTACTAGAAGCAGTTGCGTATGCTGGACCGTGTGTTCCCATTATTTGATAATCTCATCTTTGCCATATTGATCCCAGCTAGTGAATCTTTCACGATCCATCATGTCTGCAATCAAGTGACACCACACACCGGGATTAGATGCTTTAAAACCGGTATCGTCAATTTTAATTGTAGCATTGTATCCTAGTTGCTGAATGTATGGGATCTTAACACTAAGTTGCGGAATGAACTGACGTTTTTCTGTAAGACCACTTTCTAGTAGTCCTTCAACTTGTGATACATCGAGGTCTAGTGTACACCAAAACTCGTCATCTGCATCTAAACATACATAGATCATGTTTTCCCACAGTGCCCAACCTGCTGCATCGTTGGTTTCGAGTTTAGGAAAACTTTGATTAGCACCAAAGTATATATGAGTGCAATTGTGTTTATTAGCTTCTGCCATGACTTGATAAGGATCATGTACACCTACTACGAAAAGAGTTTTCTTTCCGTAAGCAGGAGTTGTTTCGATTTCAATACCTGTAAAGAAGCTAATACTATCAGCAACACCTGTTTCATAATTACGTTTCATTCTTCTAACCCCGATACTTTCATTTCTTGTGTACGTTTACGTTCTTGCAGTTCTTCTTCATGGAGATCGCACAGCGTACGAATCCAACCACTATTACGCTTTTTACCAGCGCCACCGCATGTTTCACAAGCACGGTCTGCCCACGATTCTGCCATGCTAACTAGTCCGCGAATGTAGTCATCGCCGCCATCGTAGTAAAATCGCAAACCACCAAACTTTTCTTTAATCTGTGCTACGACAACTTGTGGCACAACTAGAGTTTCTCTGTTCTTCCAATCAACATGATTTTGAATGTTATCACACAGCTTTTCTAAAATGGGATACCAGCCAGCACCTACAGCAAATCCACCGTATGGACTACTAAACATTTTTGGAAAACGTTCTTCCATGTTTTTAGTAAATTGTTCGTATTCTTGATCTTCACTCATTACCATGTACTCACATCTGTAATATCAACGGTAGTGTCGTTATCTTTGTCATTATCGTTGAAAAGGTTGAATTTAACAGTGACCGTAGGGCCAATGCCGCTACAACGTGTTTCTTCCAAAGTAAACCATTCTACTTCTTTGAAGTGTTGAGTCATCTTAGCAAGTTTTTCAACTTGTGTTCGATTGAGTGTAAATGTAGAGGACATAGTTGCCTTAGTTCAGGGTGTTGTTTTGCTTATGTATTAGTATAGCAAGTTCATCTTTCATTGTCAACTTCTTTTTCTTCAAATCGGTGATTCTCTCGCTAGTAGCATCACCGCTTTTTTCTAAAGAGATAATTTGTTTATCCAACACTCGATGTGTTTCTTCTAAGAACGCAATTCTTCTTTCGTACATAGTAAGTTTCCTTATTCGGCTACAAGTTTATCCAATTCGGTATCTTCTCGATCGTCATTCCACGAATCTTTATCTTCTTCACCTTCTTCGTAGAACAAGTCATTTGAGATATTAGTGACACCACCACGCAAGCGTGAGCCTTCCAAATTCTGCATAAAGCCTCTAGTTTCAGCTTCTTTAATCATATCAAATGCAGATTCTTTGTCCGGGCAGTCAAACAGTTCTTCAACAAAGCGATCAAAGTACAAGATGTTCCGTGGAACCCAATCACTGTACTCATCGCTCATATCACGATCTTTGTTCTTCTTCCACTGTCTCCAGTCTGGACGAATCTTAGCAAGCTCGATATCTGCCAAATTGTTAGCACGTTGTACAGCAACAATGTGTTGATACACATTATGACCCATCATTAGAGCATAACCAAAGCTATCCCACGATGTCTTGCCTTCTTTGCCAATCTTGTTTAACATTCCTGGCTTGTAATGACAGATATCAGAGATGTTTAGTCTACGACCAATTTCGCTTTCGAATGGAAACGGAATGTCTGGACGTGATGCAAGTGCTTTATTGTCCGGAGCCTTGTCCATGATAACACTCCATCGCTTGGCTGTATGCTGACTATTAGTGTAAACAAGTCCGTGTGCAGTTGCAATGAACGGTGACGCACAGTCAAAGCTGATTGTAAAGTTAGGATTAATATGTTTACGGACCTGACGTTGAATACTAGTCAAGTAGCACGACCAATCTAACTGTGCAGTACCCAAGAAGTGCATCCAATCCTTGCCTTCTAACATACCATCAAAGCGCATAGTGATTAATCGACGTAGAGTAATATGCATCTTGCACATATTAGCACCACCCATTGCCCAACCTTCAGCGGCTTTTTCGCCCCAAACTTTAGTGTCACTGAACTCTTTAACACCTTCGTACCACGCTTCCGCAGTATCCCAGTTGCTTCCTTGTAAAACGTTTAAGAACTTAGTAGCACCTAAGCGATTTTCTAAGAAGTACTTGTTGTTGTGACGAGTTTTATCCAGGCAGTCTTCAAATGACTTCAATCCGGTCTTAGGACTGTGAATATGATCACATGCCCAAGTCGGAACGTCTAGCATCATGGACCAGTCAGCAGTTAGTTCAAGCCAGTTAAGAATATCATCACGTGTCTTATTAGCTGCTTTGCCTTCAAAGTCAAGCCAATCAAACTTAAGAATGCCTTTACCGATCTGATATCCGCCTGAGTCGCCTAAGATCATAGTCTTGCTACGATCACGTTGCTGTACCATAGCATCATGATCCATAGTCTTGTTAAGGTCTAACTGTGCATGACCAGCTGAATACAAACCAAACTTGTAATAGAAGTAGCCTTGTTCTGGGTTTAAGAAGTTCATACCTTCGATACCACGATCAAATCCTGCTGGGATACGATCCTTGGGTACAAACTCTCCTTTACGTTGCTTGGCAATGTATGTTGAGTAAAAAGAACTGATAGCTGGTAAGTATACCGCATAGTCTTTCTGTAGGGGTGTTAAATCAACTGGTTGTTTGCTCATATTCTCTCGCTAATTTTGCTGTTATGTCTAACTGTTGTCTTGCCTGTTCTAGATTGTCTAATGCTATTTTAACAGCCTTATTGTCTGTTGCCAAGCTCTGCCACATCATTTCTTCATCACGCTTCTTACGTGCCCACTGTACTATGTCTAGTACATCTTGATCAAGGCCTACAGTAGCATAGCTAGTAGATAGCATTTGCCAACTAGATCCGTTAAACACTTCCATCTCTGTACCGTGAATACGTAGCATACCCGTCATCGGGTTATTAGGGTTTGGACCAACATACGGCAGGGCAGTGTTGCCACCTTCGACCGAAACGCCTGTAATACCTTGTAGACCTTTAATCATATTTAGGCCGCTTGTGCTGGAATGATATATTTGTAAGTTGCTAGACCACTGTCTAAAGTAATCTGGATAGCACCTTCATTACTCAACGACATCTTAGTGTTATTAACATCGGCAATCTTAAGAATACTCAAGATCGGCATCACTGGCCAAGTCCAACCACGATCCAACTTACCGTCAACACCCGTAGCAAATACAAACTCACCACCATGTGTGCTAGCATCACCAAAGATAAACTTTAAGTTGCCGCTATCTGTCTTAGCTAAGAACGTAGGATGTTCGTTGTTAGCGCCTGCTTGAAAGTTAAAGCGTTGTACTGAACTAACTGTAGGCTCAATCTCTACATCCCACTTAACACCACGGAACTTGACAGTCTTCATCTTTTCGTTGATAATTTCTGTATTCATAAAACGGTAGTCGTTTTTAAAGTCGCCGTCTTTGTTTTCAAAGTGTAAACCCACTGGCAATGTGTCGCCATTACGTTCTGCTGTAGTAATTGTAATCTTAGCGTTGTCTTTATACTCAGCGCCGTCTAGCAAATACTTCAACTTGTTAAGTTGCGGCATACCAAAGACACCGATCATATCTGGATACGGACCAGCAGTAGTAGCTTCCATAATAACAGAACGATCGTCTGCCATTGAGTTAATAGATGTACCGCTTTCTGTGCCTGTGACTTTAACTGTAGTTAAGAAGCCTAGGTTTTGTGTATGCGACACAATGTCTTGCAAAATATCTTTCATTTAGAAATCTCCATGTATGTTAATATTATAATTGGACTTGATGTGAATGTCAACCATGAATTTACTCAAAGTCAAATAGTTTACCGAAGGTATTATCATTTCTTGTAGAACTGATATCCCATTCTAGTACTCCAATCAAGTTTCCTAGCTTTTCATCAATGACAGCAGTTTCCATTTCTGCATCATTGAATGGTAAGTCTTTAAACCATTGCGGCAACCGTAGTTCATCTACAGGGTATGCAACACTAGTATACCCCATTGGATTATCTTTGACCTTACAGACAATAACTTTAGCACCATCTATAATAGCCACAGAATACTTGTCAGAGTTTAACCGTTTCAAAGTGTTCCAGTTCAAACTAGCACGGACATGCCCGGGCATGTTAGTCTTGCCTGCTTTCTTTTCTTTGTCTCGATACTCTGAAATCTTGTTTGCACGTTTAGGACTGCCTTTCTCCCAACCTGGACGAAGTTTAAACTCAGTTCTAAACTCAGTAATGTACTCTAGAATAGATTCTTTAGTCTCACCGTTTAGTACACGAGTCAATACTTCACTTAAAAAGTCTTGGATAACAACAGGGGTATCTGACCGCTTGAGATCGAGTCCCATTGCCTTGATCTTTCCGCCGTGTCCTTCTTTGTCTGCTCGCTTACCTTCTTTGTCGTAGTAGAGAACTGCGTATCGCTTCTTGGTGATGAATAGTCCCTTGGAAGCAACAATCTCGCGACCTGCCTTAATGACCTCTCCTCGAGTCTTGGGGCAGTGGAAAGCATCTTGCATAAATTTTGGGAATGTGTCATTTACAGTTTCTCCTATAGTATCGTAAAGTTCAATTACACTCTCTCTTGTCCAAGGCAGTGCGCCCTTGTCAATTTCTTTTCTTAGCGTGGCATACGCTGAGAAATAACAGGAGTCTGTATCACCATAGATAATTGCTTTACCTGTGTGATCAAATTCGCCTGTGATAATTTCATTTACTTTTCCAGCCATGTGTTGTGCAATAGCACGACCAGTTAGTGTAGTTGATTGTCCAATACGGTTATCAAAGAATCTGCAACCAGCATTAAGGATAGCACCGTACAAACTATTCAAGTTAATCTTCTTAACTAACTGACGCTTGTCCCAATACTCTTCTTCAATCTTGTTGCCGGCAGCAATACATTCTTTGAGTTTTTTCTGCATGTCTTTACGTTCAGCATACCAACGCTTGAGCAAGCCAGGAATAATACCTTCCTTTTCGTAGGTAAAGATAGTACCGTTAGCACTAATCATCCAAGGTTGGTTGCTTTCAAATATCAAGTCGTATGCTTGTGCAGCACTTAATGTATCGCTTCCACCATCTTCCCAATCAATTGTAATATCTCGACTGACATTTCGTTCCATTACAGCAGTATATTCTAAACTTCCGAAGATACCTTCCCAAGCACCTGCGAATGACTTACCCTTGCCCATTTGAGCAGCAACAAAGTCGTTAGTACCATCTTGTCGCAACTGTCCAACAATAGTCTCTGGACCCATGTTTAATGCACGAATCGCAGATGGATACAGTGAATTAATATCCAGTGAGCCAATCCACTCGTGAATTCCTTTCTTAGGAAACGCAACATATGCACCCGCAGCCTGTGTATCAACGTTCTCATCACGGCTAATACGATTAGGAACAATCATGCCACGCTTGTGAGCTTCGTTAATAATAGCCTGCTCGGTCACAGCCACAGCACCCATGGTAGTCATTAGCAACACAGTACACTCATGTGCTAGTGTGTTAGCAAGATCCATAAACTTTAACTTCTTGTCAAGTTTCTCAAGAAGCATAGTATCCTGTCTGTTATATTCAATAAACTTTTTAAAGTCATTGTTGTATAACTGATCAAGTGAGCCTTCGTAGACGGTCTTGTTCTCACCTACTTCGATCTCACCAATAGCATCTAGTCGATAGCTGTGACGTTCTTCATAGGTGTACTTACGATACAAGTTCAAACTATCCAAGTGTACACGACCCACGAAGTCGTATGTAATAGCAGTCTTGCCGTACTTTTCGTATTCACGTTTCTTCGGCAACTGATTCCACAAGCAGAATCGTCTAGTATCTTCTTTGCTTAGAACTTTAGTGACACGGTTAACAGTATACGGAATATCGAATCCTTCACTGTTCCAGCCACTTAGTACGTCTGCATCTTGAATTAAGTCTAAGAACGTATCTAACATATCTGCTTCGTTCTTAAAAAGCATTGTGTTGGGAAACTCTGCTACTTGCTTTTCAGCTTCTTCCATTGATAATGTCTTAGGAGGAATTGCTAAACATACCATAGTCTGCATCCATTGTAGGTAGACAGCGATAGCAGTAATTGGCATGAATGCATCTTCTGGTGAAGCATAGCCACGTTCTGGATCAAAGTCTACCTCAATGTCGAACCATGCTACGTTTAGCTTGGGGGCATCTTGATTAAGATAGTTGTCTTCTAGACAACGGAATACAGGCTTAATGTCTGATTCATATAGTTTTTTGTTTGAATAAATTGCAAGTTCTTTGCGGTGTTCTTTAACATTCCTAGAAGTCACTCTAGTTAATGGTTCACCTTTAATTGAAAGGAACTTGCCCTTGGGGTCTTTATAATAAAAGATGTGTCTGGCAGGATAATCTTTATAATGCCTTTCACCTTTGTCATTGCGCTCGACGACACGTATAATGTCCTCGTCGCGATCATAGAATGCGTCAACGTAGCTCATATTTCTCCTTTATGCGAATTGCGGCTCGCAAATACCAATACAATCAATTGTGGCTGATCAAACCTTTCTCTTACATACTTATCAAGCGAATCAATGCTATAATATCAATAGTGACTAGCAGTAAGTAGTTAGCAACCATTCCTGTACTTTTACGAGTCCAAGCAGCCCATCCAAATACAGCACATTGCATAATAAACAACGGATATAAAATTAGAAACGGAGGATTAGGTAAAGTTAATCCCATCCACACTGCGCAAACAATGCTCATAAACCAAGCTGAGATTTCTAAAATAAACCTTAGCGGCCATTCTTTGTAATCTCGTTTAGCCCAACGATATGTTCCAGAAAATAGTTCTATCATTCAGACTCTGGAAGATTCTTAGTGACACCTAGAATCATTTCAATTTCGTTCCACTCTTCTTCATGCGATGCCCAATTGTCCTTACGGGCAATTCTAATTGCTTTGTTAATCCAGCTAGGTTTAATTTGAAGTTCTTCGGCAACTGCTTTAACAGTTTCTTTAAGACCTTCAGTTAGGTCTTCAACTTCTCGCAATACATTAGAACCCTCGTTAATAAGTCGTTCCAACTTTGCTTTTTCTTCAGGTCCGTACATCTTTGCCATATAATAATCTCCTTAGGGTTAATCTATATTATACAGCCATAAAAAAAGCCAGTCAACCTATGACTGGCTTTTTATTAGTAATTGGAGGAATTACTTTGAGTCTTCGCTTAGTACATCGTACATTTCAAATACGCCACCGTTGCGCTCGTAGATCAAACCTGCAAACAATTCTGCTTTCATGCCTTCACCTAATTTAGATTTAGCAACACGCTCGGCCCAGTTGAACAATGCTTTGTCCATTGGATCGATTTGTTGTTGGCCACCGCTTTCTTGTACTAGTTGAATCATTTGTTTGAAAGATAGTTTTTGTTCTACGCTTTCTTTAACTGGACGCTTTTTACCTTTTGGCATCATTGCACTTTCAGTTTTCTTAGCAAATGGGTTAACACCTTTCTTAGGACCTGCTTTTTTATCAGCAACTGCTTTCTTCATTGGCTCTTTCTTGTCGCCGTCTTTGTCCATGTCTAGGAAGTCTGGCTTAGCCCCTTCTTCCAATTTGCTTTTGCAATCAGAAATCATCTGTTTTAATTCTTTTTGGTTGCAATCGGGATGCATTTTACAAATTTCTGCTACAGATTTTCCATCCTGGCACATTTTCTTAATGTGTGCCATTGATGGTAATTTGCCGTCAGCTTCTTTCTTACTTTCTTTAACAGACTCATCTTTCTTGTCATCCCAAGGAGCTTTCTTAAGTGAAACTTTCTCTTTAGGTTGTGCTTTGGCAGTGGATAGAGCAGCTTGACCTTTTTTGCTTTTTACCATGTCCATGAACTTAGAACGAGCAGCTTTTTGTGCATCGGAACTTTCTTTAACTGCTTCGTCTTTCTTCTTTTCGTCTTTTTCAGCAGCTTTACCACTGTAGTTCTTGCCCGCAGTGTGCTTAATTCCTGTAGCAGTTTTTTCAATAGTGCCACCAGTAGCAGACTTTTTCTTATCTCCCACTTTCATTTCTTCAGCAACTTCTTCATCGGCTTTTTTCTTAGCTTCAGCAACGTAAGTAGTACGTCCGCTTAAAACACGTAATTGAGCGTCTTCGTTAAGCTGTACAGCTTTATCTAATTGCGGCGCAGCTGGTGTCGATTTTGGCGCTTCCATACTGTCTAATTTGTTAAGTAATGACTTGAAGTTCATTTTTTGATTCCTAATGGTCTATAATGTATTTATCTTTTGATAATATTACCTTGCCCTGTCATGAGGCCGGTTTTGCTGTTAAGTGCGTTATCTGTTGGCTTTTGCATCTTCACTTTACCTTGTTTAGGTGCTTTTGTTCCAGGCTTGCCAGGTGAGCCTGTGTATGATTTATCAGCTTTAAAGGCAGCGACAGGTCCCGTTGCAATATTGCCTGCGGACGTTGCACCTGTTGTAGCTGTTTCTAATAATTCATGTATTCTCATAGTGTATTATTTATATTATCCGTGTTCAAATCTTGCTTGTGATTGCGGTACATAGTCTTTACGTTCTGCATGTTGTTGCCAATAAGCATTGCGCTCATTGGTACTTGCTCTACGTGCTTCGTGCTCTTTATATTTTTTTATATAATGAATTAGATCTGCTTGAGTCATTTTTTCTTAGCTTTTCCTGCTTTCATATTAGCAAGCCAGTGTGCCATCCTTTGCTTTTCACCACTTGAACTTTTAGCAGTCTTTCTTAAACTGCCAACACTTGCTTTAGTATTTACACCACTGCGTTTTGCTAGACCCTTACGGCCTGGCTTCTTACCATCCGCAAAGTTTTCGGTAATAAACTCATGAGCTTTCATCTCATAGCTACCTGCATATAATTATTGAAGTTATCTTTACGATCAGCTAGACCGTTCATTCTAGGATTAATAGGCTTAGTGACTGCTTCAACATCTTTGAAGTTATCTACTCTCGGCTGTACACGATGTTGCCAAAACCATACTGCAATCTTAGCAGCAACTTCTGGTTTTTCTGCTAGTTCGGGATTCTTGATTAAATCCATACCGATCGCTTTACCTGCAATGCCGTAGTTGTAGCGACCTGTGATTTGTATAAAGCCTCTGCCTTTGAATCTAGCACCATCACCTACTTTGGTGTTGCCCAGTGTTTTAGCTTTCTTAGGAGCATACTTGGGATCATACTTACGGAAGTCTAAACTGCCACCGTATTCTACCATAGTCTTAAAGTCATGCGACTCGTGTGCGCACTGTGCTAAGAACGCAGCAAGCTCTGTACTTTTAATGCCAGCAGCTCTTGCAGTTTTCATTAGCAGTGCTTCTGCAGGTGTGCCTGTAGCACTAACAATTTTAGGTTGGCCTAGGTCTTTTGGACGAGACTTTGGTTTAATGCTAGTCTTGGGAGCAAGTTTAGACTGCTGTTTAATTTGTTGTTGTTCTTGTTTTATCTCGCCGATTAGTTTTTCAATGGCGGGCTGTTCTAGTTTAGCCTGCTGTACAATTTCAATCTTTGTTGCAGTAGGAATAGTTGGACTAGTTAGAGCTTGCTTAATAGTTAAACCGCCCATTGCACCACCTGCTATAGCAGCACTGATGCCTAAATTTATTAAAGTATCTTTAATGCCTTCGTCAAACTCGATGCTTTCGCCACCACCGCCTCCGTCGCCACCTGCAGCGGCCCCACTACCATCTCCGCTGTATCCTGTAGCAAAGCCGTAGCCGCCGTAAGGACCTGGACCCCATGCAGCACCGCGAGCCTTACGCTTTTTGCGTTTTTTCTTTTCTATTACAAATTCACTAGATTTCATACAGGCTTCTCTCCTGTTAGATATGGCTTGCTAAACCACAACTTAAACCATTCGGGCGTTCCGGGCTTGATGTTGTGCTTTTTCATTAACTCGCCTTTTTCGTTTCCAGTGACGCTAATATTACTACCGCCGTAGGGCTGTAGACCTTTAAACTCAGTAATGCCTGCTAGGCGTCTAATATCAGCAAGTTCGTCTATCATTTTGTTGCCGGTTCACCAGTAATATGTACTTCCCACTTCTTGCCAGACTCTTGAGACTTACGTTGCGCCATAGCTTGCAATCTAGCAAACTCTCTACGCTCTTCCGGACTATCTGCATATGCACCTGCTGGCCCTGGAAGTACTTTCCATTTCTTACCATTAATGTATACTGCAAAATTATTACCTGGCTCAGTATTACCTTCGTCCCAATCTTCTGGATCTCTTACTCTTTCCGCCACACCTTGCTCTCCAAATCTTGTTCGATAAGAATTAGAGGATGTACTGTTTCTGCTTCCAATAACTTTATGTCCTTCGCCTGCAAGCATCAAGTCATACATCATTCTAATAACGGCTGACGGGTTTTTAAGAGTATCAATATGATTGTAGAACCATCTAATTTTTTCCGCCTTCATTCTACGAGCAGGCTTGCCCTTGACCAATTCTTTAGCCTGTGCCTTAAGTGTTTCAAGATCTCGAATTCTTTCTAATTTTTTAATATCATCAATTGTAAAGTTATCTTCTTTTCCGTCGTTGGGGCCTTCTGCTATACTTTCTTCTTTAGTTCTATCAAACTTAGTTTTATATAGATACTCCATTACGGAGTATAACACAGTTGCAATTTGATTTCCGAATCTTGCATTACTACCTGAACCTGGGGTCATTTCCATGCCTTTTGCTTCTTTACGTAGGTCCATCATTGCATCAATTGCAGCCATTGCATTTTTGTCAACGTCTCTAAAGCCTTTAGTCCTTGCTTCAATAAAACTGTATACGTCCCAAACATCGTTAGCATATTCGTTTGCTAAGTTGCCTTTATAACTGCCTTGGCCTCGTTCGATCGACTTACCAATCTTACGTAGATTAGCTAACACTTCAACAGCATCATTGCTAGTGTTAATGTATGCTTCATCTAAACTAATGCCTTCCATAGGAATCTGTTTAGCTTTATGCTTAAGGTCACCTTGCTTCTCTGCCTTCTTTTTATCTCTATGTGCGCCAGCGCCGCCCATCTTAGCGTTCTTTGCCACAAAGTTTCTTGGCTTAACTTCAAATTCTTTAGCTCTCATAGTATTTTCCTCTACGCTGTCGCTAATACCCAATCCTTTGCGTACAGCGTCAAACAACGGTTTAGCTAACTCGCCTGCACCTGTATGTTCTGCAAATTTTTTCAAGTCGTTGTTAGCAGCATCTTCTCTAGCAAGAGTTCCACTAATACCAGCAACGCCTTCAGCCCCGTCTTCTCTTTCACCACTTGACTTAAAGTCTAGTACATCAAACTTATAGTATCCGTGACTCTTGCCTTCCACACCATTATAATCTTTTAATAGCTTACTCATATCGTCTATGCGATCGCTACCCGCTACAAACGTAGCATCTCTGTAGCCACGCTCATAAAGATAGGTAGCAACTTTTACAATAGTGTTGAGACTAGTGTCTTGAACAATACTCTCTGCATACTGTGGAAATAGTTTTCTTAAAAAGTTTACTTTAGTAGGATAATCTAATGGATTCTTTTTCTTATCTTGGCTCATGCTGGTGAAGATTCGCATCTCACCACCTTGGCTTTTCATAGTTTTGAAAACCTGGTCGTGACCTAGTGTTGGTGGATTAAATCTACCAAAGCAAAATGTGACATGCTTGCTGCCACCTTCAAATAGTTCTCTTAACAGCATTATTCGTAATCGCCTTTACCAATAAACTTTTCTTGATCTTCAGCGAAGTGCCTAGCAAGGTCTATTAGTTTTTCTTTAGGAAACTTTTTTTCACGGTCGTCAATGTCATATTTTTGACAGTAATGATCTAGGCAATGTTCGATAGGTCTAATATAAACCTTGAATGCATTGGGATTTCCCTTGTGTTCTTTATGTCGCTTTACTGCTGGAAAGAAATATCGATTTAACATTTTATCATCGTTGTCGATATAAAACTTTAAATCGTCGAGCCAGTTTATTTCTTCGGTCTCATCTTTAGGTGCGCCAATAGGCGAAAACATTTCACGTAATAGCATTACCAGCTCCTACAAGACCAATATCTTGCTTTATGTCTTGGCCCTGGATTAGAGCAGTTATGTCTGGCACGGAAACTCTTTCTACGTGCTGGATTGGATTTTTTAATGCGCATCTTCTTGTCGCCAAAATTTACTTTGACCACATTGCCCTGTGGATTCTTTACATATACTTTTGATTTTTTAACATCGCCTGCCATTTTTTTGCCTAGTTGTACCTTGCGTCCTTGATACTCAGCTTCTGTTTTAATGCTTTCGTTGTTTCTAGATTCTTCAGAAGCCATGTAATCCCAAACGGTGACTAGCATGGATTTTGCGACTGCAATCTTTTCTTGGACCCATTCTGGGAGATTATCGCCTGCATGAATGATGTTGTCGATACCTTGAACAGCACGTTTCATCGTTTCTAGGTTATTGTCAGCCATTCCTGCTTCGTCGTCGTATTCAGGATTAGAACCTTCCCCAATTTTTTCGCAGTCGTTTACACGCTTCCCTGCGTTTTTACCAGTTCCTGCTTGTGTTCCAGTTTTTCTGTAGCCCTTCCAACATTTTTGTGGACCGGCAACGCCTTCTACTAGTTCGCCTTCTAAAAACTGTAGGCCTTCGTTGGTTAACATTTCTAAAGCATGATCGTCTAGTTCGATAACAATGCCGTCTTCCAGCATGTCTACAATAGTAGTGGCAATTTCGTGATCTTCTGAAAAGCTGATGCCAAACTCGTCACCGATTTCAAACTGTTCTAAATCAGTGTTGCGCTTTGCTTGTATGGTGTCGTTGTCTGTTAGTGCAGTTTCGCTAACGATAGCATCTAATTTTGATAAAATATCTCTCATACGTATCTTCCATAAGTTGATACTATATTTATCGTTTAACGCAACTTAGGAATTATAACGGACACTGATGATTTCACCGTCTTCGATGTGGTATGCAGCACGTATAAACACAAACTTGCCTGTGATTGTTGTGCTTCTGCTGGAGTTTGAGCTATCTACATCAAATGTTTCTGTATGTACGTCAACCCAGTCACTGTCACCCGGATAAAGTTCTAGTGTAGCTTGTATAGTGATAGTTCCTAGCAAGCCTTCTGCGTGGAATAACAAGGTGTGTATACCATCGCCGTTTTTATAATATCCTGCTCCTCTGTTTTTATCGGAGTAAAATACAGTGTCTGCGTCAGACCCAGCTTGATAGTCTCTACCGTATGCAGACGATACAGTGATATTTTCTAATAATTTTAATGTTTCGAAGCCCATATTATTATTTATCGGAAACTACAAACTTGTATATCCGCCCTAAAACTGTTGAATCACGCAACTTTAGCATAAGCAATGTTGCTTCATCTTGCACCAATACATATCTTCTATCCCAATTCCAGTCAGTGTGCATAAACCATGACTGCAACGACTCAGTACAGGTAATTCTAGTAGATTGCGACTTGATCCAATCGAGATACTTTTGTTTAGCCTCTTTATCTCCTGCCATTTTATGTGGAAGGAGATAAGCTCTGTACTGATACTGATTCTTAGGTAGCTTTTTAACCATAATAGTAGATGCATCTAACAAGTCGATGTTTGCACCTGGTTCGAATCTATGAACAACATACGATTCAAATTTTTCAGATATAGCATCATAGAACAATTTATCGTTTGTATAATAGTCGATCTGTCTACTTTCTATCCTAGTAGCGTAGTCGCTTTTGTTGTATGGCAATAAAAAGTTGCAGATGTTGTCTATCAACTCTTTATTATGCCATACTGATTGACGAAACGCATGTAAGGGCGCCTCTGTAAGATTACATAATAGTTTTATGTCTCCTAACGCCGCCATTCTAAAGATACCAGCACCACTAACTTGTAGAGTAGTCTTATAAAGCCACTTATTGTAGAACTTCTTATTAGTTGTCTTGGTTTTCGTTGATAACATCTTGTTCCTTGGACTGTGCAGCATCTAACGCTCTCTGAGCTTTCATTGCTTTTTTCTCTTCTTTAGTTAATGGCTTAGGAATTTCAGAAATTATAAAGTCGAGTTTACCTTCAACAATATCGATGGTCACACGCCCACCTTCGATAAGATCACCAAACAATACTCTACGGCTTAACGGACTTTTAACTTCATTGTCAATCAACCGTGCTAGCGGACGAGCACCCATCTTTTTATCATAGCCCTTGTCTGCTAACCACTTAGTAGATGCGTCTGTAAGAACGATTTCAATGCCTTTGTCTTTAAGCTGAGTATTAAGTTCGCCTACAAACTTTCTAACAATCTGATGTATAACTTCAGTGCCTAGTTTAGTAAACTTGATAACAGCATCTAAGCGATTACGGAATTCTGGAGCAAAGAACTTCTTAACTGCTTTGTCATCTTCTCCGTCTCTCTCCATTTCACCAAATCCGATATTGTTATTCTCGTTATCACGGGCACCTAGGTTTGATGTCATAAGCAGAATACAGTTTCTTCCGTCTGCTTGTTTTCCGTTTGAACCAGTGACAAAGCCATTGTCCATAAATGCTAATAGGATATTCATAACATCTGGGTGTGCTTTCTCAACTTCGTCAAGCAATAGTACAGCATTAGGATGTTCTTGCAGCTTAGTGATCAACATACCTGCATTGTCTTCGTAGCCGACATATCCAGGAGGAGCACCAATCAAACGTGAAACGCTGTGCTTTTCTTGATACTCGCCCATATCAAATCGTATTAACTCCATGCCCATCTTTTCTGCTAGAGTTTTAGCAGTTTCTGTTTTACCTGTTCCAGTTGGGCCAGATAATAGGAAGCTACCGATAGGCTTGTTAGGTGATTTCATACCTGCTTGTGCAACAAAGATTTTATCAAGTAATGTTTCTACAGCAGTATCTTGTCCGTACACAACTCCTTTCATTTGTTTCTCTAATGAAGCAAGATTTTTGCTTTCTTTTTGAGCTACAGTTTCCAAAGGCATGTTAATCATCTTACTAAGTTCGTAAGTGACTTGTTCGATGTCAACAATTTGTTCTACGCCTTCCATCTCTACATCGTCTTTCAACTTGTATCTTGCAGAAGCACAGTCTATGATGTCAATAGCTTTGTCTGGAAGTTTCTTGTCAGCCATATACTTAATAGACAACTTAACTGCTTGTTCGATAGCAGCATCGCTGATCTTAACATTGTGATGTTGTTCATAATGCTTCTTAAGACCTTTGAGAATCTTAACAGTCATTTCTGCACTAGGCTCGTCGATGTTAACACGCTGGAATCGACGCATTAATGCACGATCACTTTCAAAGTGCTTGCGATATTCTTCCCAAGTAGTTGATGCAATTAGTTTAATAACACCCTTGGTAAGGATAGGCTTTAACATATTAGCCATATCGTTTGAACTATTACCACCGCCTGCGCCTGCACCATTCATCATGTGTGCTTCGTCGATAAACAAAATAATATTGCCCTTACGCTCAAGTGCAGCAAGTACACCCTTAACACGTTCTTCAAAGTCACCGCGATATTTAGAACCTGCTAGCAACGAACTAATATCAAGTGTGTATACTTGGTGGTCTTGGATAAACTTAGGTACTTTTTTATTAAGAATCTTAAGTGCAATACCTTCAGCAATAGCAGTTTTACCAACACCTGGATCACCTACCATTAATACATTGCTCTTATTTCGACGAGCAAGAACTAGCTGAATTTTTTCAATTTCTTCTTCACGTCCAATAACCGGATCAATTTTACGCTGCTTGGCTTTCAATGAAAGATTTGTGCAGAACTGATTTAAAATCCTATCGGCTTGACTTACATTAGCTACTCGGTTTTCTGACACTTGATGATCTTCTTCTTCTTCGGGCTGCGGCATTACATTTTCTTGGAAATACTTAACAAACTTTTCTTTTGTCACTCCTCCCTTGGTAAGGAAATAGTAAGCGAAACTATTTTTTTCACTGAGTACGCTGATAATAACATCAGCAACTTCCATACGCTGCCGTCCACTGAACAATACCTGCGTAAAGCAACGGTTAAGCACACGCTCAACACTGTTAGTCTTTTTAGGTTTGACATTAGGATTACTAGTTTTAATGTCATTGAGATTGTTTTTTAGATAATGCTCTAAATTTGTTTTAATAAAATCAGCATCTGCCCCGTATGACTTTAGAAGTTCAAAGGAATTCTTGTCACTCAAAATGCCGAAGACGATATGCTCGATAGTAATGTATTCGTGGTCAAGTGCTTTAGAATGCTCTACTGCACCTTCAAATATTTCTTGTAAATCTTTGCTTGGTTCGATCATATTATTTGTTTTTCCTAAGTTTCTTCATAGCTAATTTTAACTTCACTTGACCTACTTTGTCAACAAAGCAGATGCCGTTTAGGTGATCTAACTCATGCTGAAAGCACTTTGCTAAGTATCCATCAAACTTGGCTTCGATAGTATCACCGTTGCTGTTTTGATATTCTACAATTATCCAACTAGGACGTTTTACTTTTAAAAACAATCCCGGATAGCTAAGACAACCTTCTTCGTCTAGAACTTCTTCTTTGCTTGCTTCTAGTATCTTAGGATTAAACAAGGCGAACGGTTCTGGAAAGCCCGCTATACTATAGCTGCCCATAACGAATACTTGCTTAGTTAATCCTAATTGATTAGCAGCAAGCCCTATGCCTTTTGCTTCGATCATAAAAGAACACATTTGTTTTTCTAGATCTTTTGCACCGATATCACTTGCAAAGTCCCAAGGAGTACTTTGTTCTACTAAAGAATTGTGCGGTCCTAGTTTAAATTCCATGTTGCACCTGTTGAATTTTTTCTAACTGTGCTTGAGTTAAATCTTTCGGGATTTTAACTTTAATTTTAATAAGAAGATTACCTCTTCGTCTAGTTCTCATATCTGGCAATCCTTCGTCTGGTATTCTAAATGTAGTATCAGGCTGTGTGCCTTGCGGTAAGTTAACCGACAGTGATTTTCCGCCCAGTGTTTTTATCTCTATGGATGTTCCGAGAATAGCATCCCATGCATTGATTTCTTTATCGATAGTTAATGACGTGCCCTCTCTTTTAAAAGATCTATGAGGAAGCACATTCACATTAACTATAAGATCTCCTGGCATCAGATTAGGTATTGCATTATCTCCCATACCTTCATATCGAATTTGTTGACCGTGTTCTATACCCGGGGGTATTTGAATATTAATCATCTTCTTCCTACCGGTCGGAAGCCCTAGCTCTGCTGCAATGTCTTTGCCAGTTAATACTTCTTCTAGAGTAATTTCTACAGAAATATTCAATGATTTATTCTTACGAAGATTTCGATTGAACCCACTAAAGCCAAAGTTGTTGAATATGTCTTCCATATTACCTGTGCCAAAGTGAAATTCAAATGGATTGCCTTGATTGGGATTGTTTCGACCGGGTTGTGCATTAGGATCACCACCCATATCAATGATATGTCTTTTCTGGGGATCAGTTAATGCTTCGTATGCCGTTGCAATTTCTTTAAATTTTTGTTCATCACCACCCCTGTCGGGATGATGCTTCATCGCCATAGTGCGATATGCTTTCTTGATATCGGCGTCTGATGCGCCACGTGTTAATCCGAGTGTAGAGTAATAATCCATAGTATCATTATACAATAAAAAAAGGACTGTGTCAAGCAGTCCTTTTATTTAAGTTTATTTTTAACTCAGTAAAAATTTTTATTTTCTTGGTGAACTACCTAAGTATAAACCAAACCATGCTGCACCAGCACCAACAATAATTGATACTAATCCAGATTGTTCTAGATTAGGTGTTGGTACAGTCATAAACCAAGTCACAACTTTGTATACTAAAATAATGTATATACTCATAAATGCCCTTGGCCAAATCCTCCAGCTATCAACTGCTGCTGCTAGATAAATCCATTTTTTAAATGGGTTGCCTTCGACGTCTTTCATTACAGCTGACGAGTTTAACGGACTATCGCCTGCTGTTGGGGTTTCTGGTATTTGAATGCTCATTTGTGATAACGCTCCTGTTTGCGATGTTGCTACAGGAGAGGCCGCCGCCGCAGGTGCAGCTACCGGTGTTGGACTTTGTAAATCTGAAGGATCTAATCTAGGCATAACTTCGCTCCTATGCTAACTTAAATATTTATTTAGATATTGGTTTTATGTCTTCTGCTTTAGTTGCTTCTTCGTAATAAACAATTATTTCTTTTTGTTGATTAAGATATCTTCTTAGCTCTGCTATGTTTAACGATAAATTTTCATAGTCTTTAACACTAATAGCAATATATACTAGTTCACCATTTTTCTTAGTGAATTCTTCAACGAACAGATCATAGTTGTCTTTATTAACAACATAGATTTTAATATTGTTCATCTGTACAGGCTTAGGCCTTGCAGCCGGAGGCACTGTAGTTTTTACAGTATTAGTTACCGTTATTACTTTTGCTTCCGGGCGCAGGAGACTGCACCCTGCTAGGGTCAGTATCAGTAGTGATGTCAGCCCAAATCTTAGTAGTTGCATCTTGCATCCTTTGTTCGATCATAGCAGGCTTTTTTAGAGCCAGCATAGTTAGGTTGTGCTTCTGTAGAGTAGCACGAAGTTCATCCCCATACTTCTCTGCTTTCTGTAAATCGCCTTGCAACTGCATGTTAAGCTCGCTTGTACGCTTGATATCTGTTTCCATCATCTTAATACTTGCTTCGCTAACTTGTATAGCAACTTCCATCTTAGCAACGTTTTCTCTTGCAGTCTGTAAGTCACCCTCAATCTTTTTTACATACATATATCCTGCTCCTGCAGATGCAAGAACAAATAACGCCAATGCGATTTTAATAGAGCTAAACATTGTTATCCTAGTAGTTTTCCCAGAGTCTTTGGACCAGCTATACCATCGGCTGTTAGGCCTTGTGCTGTTTGCCACGCCATCAGTGCTTTTTCGGTTCCAGGACCAAAATCTCCATCTGCGTTCAAGCCCAAAGCCTCTTGCATCTTTTTTACTACGGGGCCCTTAGATCCTTTACGAACAGTTTCTAAAACTAATGCAGGTTCTGCAGGCGCAGTCCAATGAGGATCAAACACATGCAGAGCATGTTCCCAATGTTGCTTACGATCTTCTAATCCAATAGTACCACCATTGATACGCTTGGTCATAGTAATAATGTCGCCACTATCGCAGTACTGATTGATATTGTTCTCGTCCCAGAACCAGCAAGCACTGTCAAGTGCGCCTTTCTTAGTACGAACATATTCACAGGCTTCTTCTAAGTTCATCTTCATAGCAGCAGCGAATTTTGTATAGTTGTGACGACCAGTTAATTGGATCAAGCCGCCGCCACGGAATCTCCAACCATCACCACTTGCTTCATCACCGTTGTCCATGCGTCCTGCATAAACTACATTGGCAATCTTTTCTGGTTGACGATTGTATGCTTGAGCATCACGCCCTGCTTTAACAAAATACTTTGGAAATATTTTGTTTAACCCGTCAGCACTATAATTTAAGTTTTCTGTTAAAACTTTAAACCCAGCACTTTCGTGGCCGCATTGTGCGATGAATCCTGCAACACGAGCAGGTGTATCAATTTGCCACAGTGGCAACACCTCACACATTGCTTCATACCAAGCATCTGATTCTGTTTTGATTAGATCTCTGATTTGGTCTTTTGTGAATGTAAATTTAAAATGTTCTGCACTCATTATTCTGTCCTTTGTAATAACATAGCTCTATCACCGTTTGTGAATAGAAACTTATTTCCAAACTTGCTAATGTTGTAGTCACCTAATACTTTAGTTAACCAAAACATTTCAGCGGTAGCTGTTTCGTCTAAGTCCATGGCACCTTCTACCACTGCCTGAGGATCCTGCTCACTTAGCCACCGCAGCTTAACTTGTTTGTCAAACGGTTTGTGAATAGTAATAATATCGTTATCTAGACTTAGACTGTCCATTAATGTTTTATTGAAAAATGATTTAACACTTTCAACTTTCATTTTATTAACAAATCCATCGTAAGCATTGGCTGTGGAAGGAATATGTTGTGAAAGATTTTCACCTGTTGCTTCGTGTACTTGAGACTCTTTATAATATTTAAATTTGAAACCCTCGATACCAGTTAACTTAGTCACACCGTACATCAAGTCTTTGATGTTTTCTGATAACTGCGGAGTCCTAGACATTTCAACGAAAACAGAATATTCACCTTTGTTGTCCTCACCTGAACTAATATCAGCATCTAAAACAAACGGATATCCTTTCTCAATGAATTCCATCATGTCCTTGGCAGGACTACGATCTTTAACTTTGAAACTTACAACACAAACATCTCGGTCTTCGCCCATCTTGGACTTAAAGCTGTCAATTTCAAAAACGGAGTGGACCATTTCTTGTAGGTCCATAGGACGAAGTCCTTCATCAAGCTGCTGGTTGTTCTGCATTTGCCATCTCCTGTGCTTGTTGTTCTGCTGGATCAATATGTGCGTTAACTCCGGATGAGCTAACAATATCTTCAATCTTGTTCTTATCTAATTCTGTGTAGCCACGGTTAATATCTTTCATTAACTTCTTTGGCATCTTGATTTTGATCATCCAAACTTTCTTGTGATCAATCTTTCCTTTTTTAGTGCCAGGACGTATGTCTTCTGGCTTCTTAATTTTCCTTACAACTGACAACATGTCTTCAGCGACTTGTACTTTACATCCGTATTCTAATAGACGCTGACCACCTTTGGGTTCAGGCATCTTATCTTCAGGCCACATAAAAGTACATTCAACAAAGTACCGGCTTTCGTACGGACCACTAACTAGTTCGCCGTCCAGCCAGTTATCGTAGACGTACACATCTAGTTCGTCGATAACACGTTCGAAATCTTTGAGCAAACCTAGGCTGTTATTAGAGCCGTAAATTTGTTCGATGTTTGTAATAATATCTTTAATATCTGCCATGATTAATCTCCATTTGTATTTATCGCGGAAATTTAAACATAACATATATCATTTCCTCTAGACTGTTAAATACAGTTGTGTTCGGGTATCGGACACTAGTGAACTTAGGGTCCGATCCAGCACAATACTAGGAGGGAAAGCCTTATATGAAGCGAAAAAGAGCGCAAGTGCAGCGAAAAGAGCAATATGACCCACGTTTTGACAGCAACGTTATAAATATTGACCGCAGATTGAACGATAAAAGAAAACGAGTTCAAATCTATCCTAAGAATTTAAGTCAAGAGACTTACTTATTCAAACTGAATGATCCCAATAAAATGATAGTATTTGCAATAGGGCCCGCGGGTACCGGCAAAACCATGTTGGCTGTTCAGTGGGCAGTGGATCAATTAAAGAGTGGCGCAGCTGAAAAAATCATCATAACGCGACCAGCTGTATCAGTAGACGAGGAACACGGTTTCCTACCAGGCGACTTAAATGAAAAGATGGCGCCATGGACGAGACCAATTTTTGATGTACTCGCCGAAAACTTTAATGCTAGAGAAATCGAAAACTTTGTAAGAGAAGGAGTAATCGAAACCAGTCCTTTAGCATATATGCGTGGTAGAACATTTAAAAATGCAGTAGTTATTGCAGACGAGATGCAAAACACAACACCTAGCCAGATGAAGATGTTGTTAACTCGTCTAGGAACAGACAGCAAGATGGTAGTCACAGGAGACCTACAACAAGCTGATCGTCCTAGCAATAATGGACTGTTAGAGTTTTTAGGACTTTATCGTAATTTTGAAGGACATCAATACGTTGACCTAGTACAATTTGATGTACAGGATGTAGAACGTCATGAAGCAGTAAAGGAGATACTAGCAATCTACGGCGACACTTAATCTTTAGGGAGATGGGGGGTCAACCGATCCCCTATCATCCGCTTGTAAAATTCGAGCATATCCTCATAGCCAGCATTGGGGTTAAGTAAGTTTTTAACACATTTCTTTTCTTTGAAGTCTAAGATGACCTTGGCGGTCTGAGTGTGCTTCATCTTTATGCTGTTTTTAAATTCAGTGATTTCGTCCCATTTGCCGTTGGCTTGTTGATAATAGCTAACGATCATATATCTTGCACTCATTCTTCTTCTTCTCCGAATTGTTTTACATTCACTCCGGACTTTTGCAAAAACGCAATACCACTAGTATCCCTATAAGCGTTCCTATATAGAACACTGCTAATACCACTTTGGTATATAAGTTTGGCACAGTCCAAACATGGAGCATGGGTAATAAACATGCTAGCACCCAAACCACTGTTAGTAGACTTAGCCAATTTTGCAATCGCATTGCTTTCCGCATGAAGCACCTCAGGTTTAGTTTTTAGTCGATACCGGCCTTGCATTTCATTACCATCAGCATCTAAGTAAGTACCTTCGAATGGCCAACCTGTTTCGATCTCTTCAGGATCAAGCCACCCACCTGCACTGCACCATTCTACATTTTCACAATTGTTGTCCCAGCCTGCAGGCATACCATTGTAGCCGTAGCTGATTACAGTATCATCTTTGACGATAACAGCGCCTACTTGTAGTCTCTCAGCATGACTGAGTTCGGCAGTACGTCCTGCCCAGTCCATATATAATTTTACAAACTTTTCTTTCATTCTATTTCCAACCATGTGTGGTCGCCCATATATTTTACTTGTGTTTGATAGTCGTACCAATCAGGGGGACTACTAGACCAATCAGTAGGACCTCCTAGTACTAGCCTCATCTTTTCTTTGCGAGTATCCCAAACCAACCAGTACTCTTTACCCATCACAGGCTGAAATTCATATTCAGCAGCATGTACTGCATCTGTAATATCCAATCTACGTTTAATCTGTGCAGCCTGCTTTTCTAATACACTAACAAGTTCCATGATACGATCATATTCTTGCTGGGCATACATCCTAGCATGATTGATCATTAGATCTTTCTGCTTAGTCACAGGGACTAGGTCAAAGTTAGGGCCGCCTGCTTCGGTGGGATATTTAGATACATTCCTATTAAAAAATGGAATTAGCGTACCACCAACGTCGGCATCAAAGCTGTGTCGTCCCTTGGCTAGATTAGACTTTTTCTTATCGGTCATTCTTCAAGAAGTTTAATTTTGTTAGGTACCCCATCCCACTCTGCCGCGTTAGGCAATGCATCTTTTTGTTGAGTAATAACAGGCCATTTATTGCTTAGTCTAGTATTAATATCTAACCAAAAAGCAATATCAGTATTAGCATCGTTATCGGCTACAATAGCCCCAACCGGACATTCAGGAACACATACACCGCAATCAATACACTCGTCGGGATTAATTACTAAGAAGTTAGGACCTTCGTGGAAACAGTCTACAGGACAAACACTAACACAGTCTGTATGTTTACACTTAATACAATTATCAGTGACTAGATATGTCATAGAAGTTTTGCTAACCTCACTAATGTTGCTGCTAAGTTGATTTCCGGATCTGCACAAATTGTATGATCTACAAGGCCCTGCTTGATAACAAGTATAGCTTTATCTTGATTGTCATCAGTACCGAAGATTTCGATGTTGTCATACAACCAACGATAAACTTCTTCCATTTCTTCTGCACGAATTTTACCACATAGCATTTTACGTGCTTCTGTAATTTTGCCTGCCTTAAACAGCATGACCATGTCAAACTTCCAGTCAGCTGCACCCTGATCACCTTTGCTAGGTGCCGCAAGTACGCCTTCATTGACATTTTGTTGCACAAGGTTAATGCACTTACGGAGATCTGGATATGTCACTTTAACATAGTTGTCAAGTGTATCAAGATCAAACTCTATGTTTTCTTCAACAAGAATAGTAGCAACACGGGCAGTGAATTCATTATGATCAGTTCGTTCAACGTGGAACCCTTGACATCGACTATGGATTGCTGGAATAATCCTGTTAGGATAGTTGCATGTAAGAATGAATCTCGAAGTTGCATGATACTCTTCCATAACTCCACGCAACGCTGCCTGTGCGTTAGGACTCAAGTAATCAGCCTCGTCAAGTAGCACAACTTTAAATGGACCAAACGGAATCATCTGTACGAAGTTTGTAATCTTATCACGGACATCTTCAACACTGTTAGTACGTGACGCATTGATTTCTAGTAAATCAAAATCTTCAATACCTAGTTCTTGAATAAGAACTTTAGCAAGGGTAGTCTTACCGATACCTGCACTTCCGCTTAACAACAGATGCGGAATGCTTTGATCTTTGATCCAAGTTTCAACTTGTTTACGTTGATGTGCATCTCTAAACACATATCCGTCGACCTTCTTAGGACGGTATTTCTCTACCCATAGTTCTTTCATGTTAGTTCCTTAATTTTCTCATCTAGATCCCACAGGCTAACACCTGGTGGATTTGTTATACCAGTTGCACGAGCTTGATCAAGCAAACTTCTTAAAAATGCTGCTTCATATCGCGAAATTGGTGCAATTTCAATATGCTTCTCGCCGCGTGATTCTAGTTCGTCTAACAAGTCTTCTGTGTCAAAGTCGCTAATATCAACCTCGACTTCAACTTCTGTGTAAACAGTTTTGTATACCATTATACTACTTCCTCTAAAATTCCCAACAGTTCTGCTAGGATAAGCAAACATCCACCTGCAAATACAGAGCCCCAACCAAATGCTGTTCCGGCAAATGCTACACCTGCTACAATACGTAGAGCACTCTTTACAAGACTGACATAAAAATGGCCACGGCTTGGATCTTTTGCCGCAGGTACAAATACTTTTTCTGGAATAGGCATGTTATTTTAACTCCGGTAATGGTATTGACGATGTTGTATCATTATAATCGCCTGATTGCTGATATGTGCGTGTTGCAGTTTCTTTAATCAACACATCACTACGATATCGATAAGTTGTAATTTCTCTACGTACTACACCTGAAAGATCGCTTTCAAATGCTTGTGTAAATGGTCCATCATTTTGTTTCGACATTTTTCTTCTTTCCTTTTGCTGCACCCCATTTTCTTTTGTACTCTACGACTTCGCTTCGTTTGTACTTAGGGTATGTTGTCACGGTACCGCCATTTTCAAAGTATGCGCTTACCTCATTCGCTAGTTTTCCCGCAGCCTCTGCTGCTTTTTTCTTGCGTTCACTTTCAATCAATAGCTTGCTCTCTTCCTGCCACTCGTTTACGTAAATCACTTGAACTAAATCTATGATCTCGTTTATTGAAGTATAGTTCGATATCTCGTTTACGGCAAATGTCTTTACCAGTAAAATCTTTATCTCTATACTCCTCTCCTAATATTCTAACATCAATATGATACATTGTCAAGATATCTTCTAGATCTTGTTCAGTACCATACGGAATAATTTCATCTACATATCCTACTGCTTTAAGTTGTGTATAACGTTCAACAATAGTTTGTATAGGAGCATTTTTATTTGCACGATCAACGGACGGATCTACTTGTAATCCGCAGATAAGATAGTCGCACTGCTCTTTTGCTTCACGCAGCATTTGTACATGCCCGGCATGAAGTAAATCAAAAGTTGATGCAGTAAATCCTACTTTCATTTTACAAATGGTGATAGTTCAGGAGCAGTCCAACCTTCGGGCTTAAGAACTTTACCATCTTCACGTTTACGTACTAGTCCAGTTTCCGGATCTACTTTAGCAAAGTTAGTTTTCATTACTTCGTTCCATGCCGCTTCGGCATCGAATCCGCCTGAATGAATTGCTCCAACAGTCACAACTAGAATGTCAATTAATGCATCTAATTGTTCTACACGGTCGCTTGCAACAATAGCTTCTTTTAGTTCTTCGCGCTCTTCATCAATTAGATCCAAATACATTGCGTATTGAGCATTATTGATTTCGCTTACAGATTGACCGCAGGCAGTCATAAACTTCGCTTGATCGCGAAATGGATTTGTCATTCGTATCTCCTTAAGACTTTAATATCTTAAGTATACGCTGTTGTTCTTGTTTTGTCAACCACTCTTCTTCATCATTTCCGAAGGAAGGTGCTCGTTTTAAGGTATCGTTAATAATGGACTGAATTTGATATAGATCTTTCTTACATTCAAATGCAGTAAATCCATCGTTGTGCGGACTGGAACATTCTCTAGCAAGTGAATGTATCTGAGAAATGATCTCAGGAATGTCCCAGCCTTTTTTAAAACCCATTACCCTGTTTTAGATAAGTTGCCTGGCATGAAGTCTTCTGGATTAATATCCATACTGCTACCGTGAGTGTATTCTTTTCCGATATAAAAGTCATTGGGCTTTTCGTCGGCAACAATTATGATAGATTTTATTTCTACTTTTTGAAACTCTTTCTCACCATCGCCGTCATCGATCTTAATCTTACGAGTCCACCGACCGTGCTCAATTAATACCCATTGCCCTACCTTAACATCAATTCCGCACTCACTGCCAACTTTATAAACTTCAGCCCAACGAGGTTTAACTCCGTGTGCTTTACCGTCATCACTGCCAACGATAATACCACCTTTGGTAAGTTGTTCACCCATATCCATATTAATAACAAGGACATCCTTGGACATGGCACGGATTTTAACTTTTTTAGCTTCAAATGCAAAACTCATAATTAACCTTTCTTGCGTGAAACAACTTCTTCTTTTGAAGCGGCTGGATTGATTGCATAAAAATCTTGCAGAACTTGTTCTCTAGTACGAGTGACTTTTCCGCCTTCGCCAATTTCGTCACCACGAGCATTAACTCTCATGTTGCCTACTGCTGGAGTTTGTTCATTACGGAGAAATAGTTTCTCCATATCGATCTCTTTTCCTCTAACACTTGTGTATGTTCTTCCCATTTTATTTCTCCTTAAAGAATTCTTCTATTGGTAAATTGTATTTAACACTGTCTACCTTGTGTACACCAATCAAGTATAACACATAACTTGCTACACTACTACCTCTGCCCACACCCCAAACTATGTTATTAGCTCTAAGGGTATCTACTACAAATTTCATTGCTAACAGCACTGGAATCATATTGTTTTTACGAAAAAGCTCTAACTCAGTAATTATCCTATTATAATTTTCTTCCGGACATACCTGGACTACTAACTCTTCGATATCCATGTTTTTATATTCGTCTGGAATAAACCAGTTGCTTGGATTGATTTTAGTTTTGGGGATTGGATAGTTTAGATGCTCGTCATGTAGTCGATTGATGTATTGACTTAAATCATCTGCAGAAACACATTCAGAAAGAATCTGAGGGCCATGTTTTATGACACCTTGTATTAGCTGCTCTGTTGTATTAGTCCACATTAATCAATTGACCCATATCACTATCTGTATCTTTCAGTCTACGAGTATGTCTTTTAGACATCTCCTCTCTGTATATTATAACAAATGTTGATAGTTGTGTCAAGAGATCTTGGTTGCCTAAACGTGCAACTGTGTGATATTTTTTGGTTAATTCTAGAAGCTTCTGCTCAACCTCTTGGTCTTTGAGATTGGACAGATCTTCTTCAAGTGGATGGAACATTAGCTAAATGTACCTAGGTAGTTTATAAAGAAATTATCTTCGCTGTGGCGCCAAATTTCTAAAATAATCGGGTTAGCATCGGAAGCAACTGTTAGTGTTCCTGGATAATCTGCATTAGTTTTAACAGCAGTAGCACCACTACCGGACAATGAGAAAGATACAGTGGTTGAAGTACTACTATATAGTTCAATTGTCATTTTGCCAACTGCTGTTCCTACCGCAGGAAATCCTAAGAAATCAAATGTAAATGCAGCAGAAGCAAATGTAAACACTTGGTAGCCGCCATTCTCAAAGTCTAGCGTGTATGTCACTTGCGCTACTTCAAATGACTGTGCAGGATTTAAGACTTCTCTGTTATTTTGTAAAGTAGCATTATGGATAAGATTGCCGTTTAGGTCGTTGTCCACATCTGTTCTTACTACGTTGTCCTGCAGGTCTTCAATCTCAGTTTTTGCTGCTGAAAAGTTTGTTTTGATTGTATCAAAATTGTCTCGGAAGACTTGTGTATCGTTGTCCTGTCCAGCTACAGGAAAGTTTTCGTTGATTGCTGCGGAATTAATGTTGCTTGTCATGGTAATTTTTCTCTCCGTTGTGGAAACGCAAGGTATTTATCCTCTATTTCGCCGTCTATAATATCTATTATATATCTATCTGCTAAGAAGTCAAGTGATTTAAAATCAAATCCAGAGGCCTTTATCCTAGAAATAATCCCTGCAGATTTACCCGGCAAGCAGTAGCACAGGGGCAGAGCTTTGGTAAATCCTAGCTCGTATGAAGCAGAATCTTGAATACTACGCATCCATTGCGGCAAAAATTCACGATCTCTGTCGCCTACTGTTTCTATTTGGGTTCGCATATTCTTTATACTATTTGGGAATATTCTTTGATGATCGCTGTCGCTTACAAACGGTATATTGCTATCTACTTTAATTGCATCATAGCTGATTAGTACCTTACTGCTTATATCATTTCTTAATTCTACAGTGCTGCTAATGCTTTTACCATTTTTTTCAAGATCGTCGATGATATTTACATATATTATTTCGTATATTACTTCTTGTGTTGTAAGATCTTTAGCTTTAGCAGATAACACGTCTCCGAGTTTTAGACGCTTATTATAATGATTCCTGCTCATAGCCTGTACATAATTTACAGCCGCCGTGCTTTCAATTCCGGCATATACTAATACCTTAAGAGCAGTTTGTATACCGAAGTTGATGTCACCGTATCTATATAGTTCTGAATTTTTAAAGATTGTAGCATCGGTAATAAAGTTATACCATTCTAGTCTTTTACTTTTTATTTGGAAGGCTTTAAGGTATAAGTTAGCAAATGTTTTAGTCTGCTCAGACACAACAGTTATAGTAAATATTTTATTCAATACAGCAAAGTTTACACTATCTCGGGCTTTAATTGTAAACGTAAACTTTTTGTCGTATGTTGTGGTTTCACTATCGTATGTAGAAGTAAAATCTCTAGAAGCAGTAGAACTATCTTCTGCGCTGTCAGTTCTTTCAAAAAATCTTGTAAGTCCAGGACCTGCATTGTCCGCAAACTGCTTTACTTTTCCTTGTATGCTACCAGTTGGTAGGAATTCAAGGCCTGGAGGCAATTCTCCGCTGACGAATTCATAACCTACTCTACCGCCATATAATAGAGTTTCTGCCTCAACATATAGTTTACTTGGTTGATTAGGTTTGATAGTTCCTAGATCGCTTACGGAAATCCAACTTACAGCACTTTCGATCTCACCAACAATCTCAACTGAGAATGTTTTATCAGCAGACGAAGTACCTGCAATCCAATATGCAGTATCTGTAGGCGATACATTTCTATTGCTCACATTACAGATATAGAGTAAACCGAGATATATAACTGCATCATTTACAGCATACGCAATTGATGCATTCCAGTCGCCACGTAGAGTATATGTAGTATATGCCAGCGTTGCAGGAAAGTTCACAGCCCGCAGAGTAAATGAGTATGTTTTAGACACTCTTGCTTGATAGGGAACATTTCCTGCAACTTCCCCAGTGATGCTGTCTAACTCCATTCCTGGAGGCAATTCGCTTGCACTAGTGTCTGGATTTAATGGCAGTAGGAAATAGGTTATAGTTCCTTCTAAACTAGGAGGATCGTACACATCTAAAAATATAGTCACATAGTTGTTAGCACGGAATCTTCCTAGATTGCTTTCAGTGATCCAAATAGGCGTTCTGCTACTTGAGGCGTCAGCTTGGAACAGATTTGTATCTACTTGTACAATACTATTGTCTGCTTGCAAAAATTCTTCAGTGACGACATAGATCTTAAAAAGTCTATTCTCGGTGTAAATTCCATCAGTCACGCCAACTACAAAGTTGTAAATTCTACTCAAACGTCTTGGAGTTCTATTAGGCTCATTGTAATCGAATGTTTCGGTATCATAGTAAAATGTATCAAAACCATTAGAGCGTGCTTCGAGATAGTCTAAAGGAATAATATCAAGCGGTGTAGTATCATACCCGCCGGAAGTGTCTGTTGAATACTCTAGCGCAAAAATAGGATCAGTGAATCCGGAAATTACTCCAGTGTTGCTTAATGACAAGCCCGGAGGAAGAAGTCCGCCGTTTGGCACTAGATAATAGATCAACAAATCTCCTGCGGTTAGATCTGTATCTGTGGCAGTCACTTGAAATTCAACATAGGCATTATCTAGAACGAAATAGTTATCGCCAGCACCTACATTAAGGAACCCTTCTCTAGTTAGCCATAATGGTGCATCAGCGCCGTCGACTCCTAGAGTAAATGTTCTATCCTCTACATCACTACCATCACTGGCACGTATGACAAACTTGCTTTCTGTGTAAATTTTTACTTCCACGGGAGAGCCAATAATTGATCCGTTTGATAACCGCAACCCTCTCGGAAGAGATCCTGCTAGCAAACTAAATGTTATTGCTCCGACGTTAGAAGTTGCAGACAACGGAACGTCTACTGAAATGCGTTCAGTTAGTAGTCCTAGGTCTCCGGCTGGTGTTATCCAGGTTATCATCTGGACATCTCCTTACAATATGGAACCACAGTCTAGAGCTAGTCTTCCTGGAAGAGTTATGGTGCCAAAGTCTATGTTTGATGATTGATACAATACTTGCATTGCATTATCGTAGTCGCCGGTAATGGTACCGAAATCATACGATGTTAGAATATCTGTGACTGGAATGATAGTTTTAAAAGAAACAGTCGAACCAGTTGTTGTGACTTCTATATCTTTTCTGCTAGTCACCGAACCAGGAGCAGCAGTACCACCAAATGTGATCTGTTGATGTGTGCTGGCTAACATGCTACCGGAATCTGTGTCAATTCTAATAAAAGCATCCGGAGAAGTATTATTAAAGATGATAGCGTCACTTGTGTCGTCTAACAACATTTTAGTACCAGACACTAGTGTTTTGAATTCTAAATTAGCACCAGTTTTTTGTTTAAAAACTCCGTATCCTGTTATACCTACGTTTGATGCTGTAATGGTTAATTCTGTACTCAATGATGTAAAGTTAGCGTTAACCTTTTGAAAGGCGGTGCGTAGATCATCACCTAGGCCATCGTTTACTACATTTCCGATATTAATTGTTTGTACTGTCATTATGCGCTCTCTTTAGTATATTTACCGTTATGCACCAGTACTATCTATCGCTTTAACCGCGGCAGCTAATCTGTCCAATGCTGCTCCTACAGTAGTTGGTGCAGTTCCTGCCCAGTCGCCTGCTGTAGTTGGTGTATATGTTGTAGCATATAGTTCTGTAAAATTTGCATTAACTTTGGTAAAGGCAGCACGTAGGCTATCACCTTGTTTGTCATTTGCCGAAGCGCCTACGTTGATTGTTTGTTGTGTCATTTATCGCTCCAATTATACCAATGCCGCAATTCTAATCTGGAAGTCTGCAAAGTCTGTACTTGCCGCTACCACTGATTTTAATCCAGCTAGATTAATAACTCTACTGCCTTGAATTGTTATTTCGTTCTCCGCAATAATATCACTGCTAAAAAACACAGCAGGAGTAATAGTAATTGCTGAACTGTCTGAACTGTCAATTAATGTAGTAAAAATATTACCAGTAAATGTACCACTTACTGATCCCAGTGCAGAACTATATGTCACCTCGCCTGAGGTAGAATTGTATTGTAATATAGATGTACCATCAGCACCTCTAATTGGTTTAATTACTAAACTACTTGCTGTTGTATTTTCTACCGCAGCGCCAGTTGCGTTAAGTACAATTGAGTTTGCCGCTTGGTTAGTTTCACCTGCTTCTTTACCAATTGCTATTGAGTCTTCACCTTGATTAGTTTTACCTGCTGTATCACCAATTGCTACTGCACTTATGCCTTGCGATGTAGTTCCAGCATTAAAGCCAATTGCTACTGCAAAATTGCCTTGTGTATTACTACCTGAGGAGTTACCTACTGCTGTAGCACCATAGCCTTGAGTTGTGTTACCTGCATCATTACCAACTGCTACTGCAAATTCACCTTGACCTGTGTAGCCTGCCGAACCACCAACTGCCACTGCACCTGCGCCTTGAGTTGTGTTACCTGCATCATTACCGATTGCTACTGCTTCTGTGCCTTGAGTTGTTTTACCTGCATCTGTTCCAACTGCTACTGCATAGACGCCTTGAGTTGTAAGACCTGCATTTTCACCAAGTGCAATCTTTGTTTCGCTTGTTCTTAGAACAGAGGTATAAACATCACCAACAATCTTTCCATCTACTGCATCAACTAATAATGTACTGTCATCAGCAAACACACTGCCTGTTAAATCAAATACTGGATTAACAGCGAATGTTAATGTATCAGTTCCAGTGTCTTTAGTTAACGTAATGCCTGCGCCGCTGTTAATATAAAATATATCACTAGTAGCGTCTGCAGAAATCCTGTCTCCGCTGTCTCCGTTGATTTCAAAGTTTGCAAATGAGTTCTGTGCAGGCGCACTGTTAGTAATAGTCACATCGCCTGAAGCGACATCTGTAGAAACTGTGATACCAACTCCGTTTGAAATACTAAGCACACCGGCATTGGTGATCTTAATACCGTCACCTGTTGAATTATCTATATTGATACCTGCGCCAGCAGTGCGTCCGCTTGGCAATGCTGTGATGCTTGATAAACTTCTAACTCCAGTATTCGCTACAGAGATACTACCGGTAGCAGCACTAACTGATATACCTGCTCCAGCCGATAAACTAGTGACGCCTGTGTTGTTTACTGTGATACTTTCAGCAGCCGAATCAACTACTAATTGTACAGCAGTACCTGAATTTAGATTCAACACCGCCGCAAAGTCAGCAGCAACAACTTGGTTGCCGTTGTCTACTTGAACAGATTTAAAAAACGTTTTGTCTGGATCGATAATTAAACTAGTACCAATGCCAGTTAGCGGATCTCCGCCTACGGTCGAATTAGCAGGTAAGTTAACTGTAAACCCTATACCTTTAATTTGAGCATTACCCGCCCAAAGCCCGTTGAGAGGATCTACAGTGCTGTATTCACTAGAATAAATACCGCGCCACTTGTGAGTTATATCGCCGATGTCATATAAGTTGTCTGTAGTAGGTTTAACACCGGTATCTAGTGTTTCAAAGTTGACTGGAGTTAACCCCGAACCATCACCAACAGTAGCAACAAGAATGTCAAAGTTTTCATTAACTTTGATAAATGCTTCGTGTACATCACTCCACAGTAAGGGAGGAGCCCCAGCTGTAATATTTGAATTAAATGCCATTATGTTCTCCCTACTGCAATTTCAATTGTGCCAATGTGATCGCTATCGTAAGTTGTTAACGACTTACCAACCACGGTACCTACTTTGACATCTCCTGTAGCAGCCATTGCTACACCTGGAATTCCTGATGTAATCAAGATGTCTCCTTTATTAATTTTACCAACTACTCTACATGGTACACGCCCTTGTAGCGCAACTAAGTTCTTTAAACCTGGACATGCTTCATACATAGTGTATGCAGCAGTGTTAGATACAACTCCTGCTACTCTTGTATCGCCTTTGACGTTAGTTGTAGTGACTTCTTTATCGCCACCAAATACCAACACTAGCCCAACTTCGTATTGCTTATCGCCTTCGTAGTTCTCTGCTAAGTCAGCGGAATAAGTTGCCTGCATCCTTGACTCATTTGGACTAGTACCAGTTAGTGTCCAACGACCAGTAATCGTACCAGCTGTTGTATTACCACCAGTTGTGATAGCAGTGACTTGTACGCTTGATGCTACAATCGGAGCAGCACTAACACCGTTCTGTGTTTTAAAGTAGTGCGTATCGTTCCAGTAGTTGGTAGCTCTGTCAGCTGCCAACGAACCGTTTTGTACCAGCATGCCGCCCCCGGAGTCATATCCGTAGTATCTAATATACCCACCTGTGGCAGTAGCGGTAGTATCAATAGTTAAATTAGTGTCGATTTTGTATTGTTGCACATCAATAATTCTACCACCAAAGTCGCCATTGCTATCTCTAGCAATTAGTTCACTTGCTCCAACACTCGCGCTTGAACCTGCAGAGCTATTGATCATAGCATAGTCACCGTCCGAGCTAAAGCTAGAAGCAGACGTTCTCTTTAAGAATCCTACAGCATTAAACTGTAATTTCTTAACAGCAAGTCCTTGGTCTACCACATCACTAAATGCTACAGCACTTACATTTCCGGTGGATAGCGTTGAATTAGCTAGAACAGTTTTACTAGCAATCTGAGCAATATCTCCTAATGCCACTGAGTTTGATTTCAAACTTACCCAACCATTGGATACTGTAAAGTCAGAAGTATTAAAACTTGCCAATCCACTAGCAGCTTGTATCACTGCTGCTGATCCTGTTGGAGCTGCGGCACCAGCAGCAGCAATAACCATATCCAACTTGCTTTGTTCAATCGCAGCACTTGCACTAACTTCTGCATTATTAACAACACCTGCATTTAACTGTACATCGATGTTGTTTACAGAAGAGTCAACGCCTGCTCTGAGATCAAGTGTTAGGTCTCCTGTGATAGTAGCATTGATCAGTGTATTACCGACTCCAGTGAAGATCATAAAGTCTCCACCTTTTGGATCAGCACCTTCCCAATCTTGGAAGTTATCTACGGTTAAACTTCGCAAGTTAACTGCATCTTGGGCAGCAACAGGATCAGTAAGATTAGTAATCTTATTGAAGTTTAGATTCATAGTCGCTTTCATACCTAACTGTCCATCTAGTGCCATAAAGCCACCGGATACTGTTGGTATTAATTGACTTGGAGTCACTGCTGATCCGTCATGTCCTATTCCTAATCGCCGCTCTATATAGATACGTGCAGCATTTTCTGTCGGCACTGTATCAGTAGCGTTGTCTGTAAATCCAGAGTCTGTTGAAAACTCACTTACTGGAACTCCTCGTTTAAAACCGATACCATCTAAGTTGCTCAATGCAATTGACGCAGCAAATGTCACAGTACCAGTACCTTGGTCAACTCTAAAATATGGACCAACACTAAAATTACCAAATTGGTCAGTGGTCACATAAAAGCAACGTCCAACATCTCGTTCTTGAGTTTCCTGACTCGCGTTAACTGCATTTACCGGTGCCCCATAAATTTCGCTAGGATAGTTAGTATCTGCATAGGATCCTGTACCAATTTCTAACAAATCATGACTTGTTACACGAGTCAACGAAATACGAATAGTTAAACTACCAATAGCTCCGTTAGTTCTAATGGCCACCGCAGACTTAATTGTGTACGAATTTTGATAAGCAATTATACTGTCAACCAATGGACGATTTAAAATAACTCTTGCCCATGCCTCGTTGGTTATTGCCTCATTTTGGTAAGTATCAATAACATATTCCTCTCCGAGGAACACAAATTTACTACCTGATACTCTACTTACTTCCTGAGTCGCCACTGGAACCACAGCGAATATCGTGGAGCCAACACCACCAGTGACTGTACCTACTGTATGTGTTCCTGTCTGAGTTCCTGAAGTGACTACTGCGTCGCCGCCTGGAACTAGACTAATTCGGAATGTGTCAGTAGTTATCCCTGCACTCAGTACGTGGAAATTGTTGTTGGTAGTCACACCAGTTGGCATTACTCCAGTAGTTTCAAACTTAATAACATCGCCCGCAGTAAAGCCGTGTGCAACTAGACCAATTTCTGCAGGATCTGCTACGGATATAGTACAGGTTCTACCAGTTGGGTAGTCGTCGGTCCATTCACCTGGTTGGTATAATGTTAAGTCGTTGTAATTATAATTCTCTCTGGTAACAGTTCTAGTTAAACCATAAAGACTATAACCAAATGTTCCACTGCCAGCAGCAGTCACAGCTACGGGATTACCGTTTTTTGTAAGCGCTACTTTAAATTCGGTCTCAGTTAGCCCATCGGTAATAACCCAATAAATTTGATTGTCATTAGTTAACGGTGCAGGAAATACGCCTGTGTAAGTTAATCCTACTGGAGTTCCTGTAGTTGTTGCTATAGCAGCACCACCGGATGACGCTGATAGGGTAAATGTTGTCGTTCCATTGGTTGCAATAATATAATAAGTAGTTGGACTTGCATATCCCGCAATGCTACCAGTACCGACATTAATTCCACTGATGGCAATTGTTTGACCGCTGACTAAGTTTGTTGCACTGCAACTAAACTGGCCAGAAGTGCCAGTAATTACTACATTGTCTAGTACAGGATCAGACAATTCTAAAGTATAGTTTTCTATCAGCTTATGAGATTTAGCAGCTTGAATATACAAACTAGACCCGTCACCTAGACTAGGACTAGCACCGTCAACAGTTAGCGATAGATAAAATTGATTATATTCTGGAATGCTAATAACATAGTATGTGGTATCAGCAAGAAGACCGTTCGATGAACTAGTAGGAACAACTACATCGCCTACTTTTAATTTATGATTACCGCTGGTTGTACATAGATTCGTAGCAATGTCAGTAATTGTTAGTAATATTTTAAATACCGCCGGATCAGCAACAGTGACGCTTACATTGTATGGTGCATTTGAATCCACAGATTGGCTAAATTGAAGAACTCGATAAACGCTGTCTTCGGTTTCTCTTAGTTTTAACCCAGTAGATGGTCTAACAGCAACTTCAGCTAAATCACCAGTAAGAAATAGTTGACCGTTATTTCTAATAGTTAATACTGTATTATTCGGTACTTGTAAAAACAGTCCATCAGCAGTAGCTGCCCCACCGGCTCCGCCGAGGTTCAGTCTAGCAACACCGGCTGGCAAATCAAGTGTCGTCACATTACTAACTGGGTATCTATAAATTACCCCGCTGTGATCAATCTCTAGTTCACTTCCACCTAATGGTGTATATTCGTATGCGTATATGTATATGAACAATCCATTTAGTGTGTTTGCATACGTGCCGGATGGGAAATAACATTTAGCCTTCTGACTAAATTCTTCATAAACTGTAGTTGGTGTTGGAACTTCTAATGGATCAGCACCTTCTGCAACCAAGGCATATGTACCATGGGCACTTGACCCGCCTACACTTCGAATCTGTCCACCATTGATAGAATAGTATGAAATATGGCAGTAGTAGGTAAACATTGACACAGCTTCAATCAATCCGCCGTTTGTTGCTACTAGACCATATCCTAAATCGTTGATTTGTGTAAAGTCATTTGACAGCATAGAACGGTTGCCTGGCATTAACAATTCATATCTACGTTGATAGGTAAATGTACCAGTCCCGCTTGATGATGTAGCAACTTTTACAATCGAACCAAACGTTGCAGTTATGTTAAATGTGTTGTTGCTTATGCCGTCACCGACTACGTAATATTCTTGTCCAGCAATAATACCTGTAGGTAAACTGCCGCCCTCGCTTACTGCGAATACAAGAGTAGCTCCTGCTTGCATCTTATGTTCAGTAAATGTAATAACAGCAGGAGTACCGTTGCTAATAGTACATGTTTGTGCGCCAGCGGCTCTGTTATACGGTGTAGTTTCGTCTAATACAAATGTAGCAGTTGAACCGGCTGGGCTATAGACATAATCTCTAACATAGTTAATGCGGAGTACACTGTCATCAACTAAGAAACTGGCCGGCAATTTAGGTAAACGTTCTAGTCCACTAACTGACAATCTAGTAAATGTAGCGTCCGATGAAATGTGATTAAATTGTAGGTTTCCGGTAAAGCCGTCAACAAACTTACCACCTGCAAACGTCTGGCGATTAGTGCTTCGAGAGAATGATGCGCATTCTTGAGCATACGGAGACTTGGCAAGAATTTGACCTTCGGGATCAAGCACACACATAAAGCCGCCGTGACCTTGTGCAGTAATAGCCTGCCAGCGAACCGCATCGTTGGCAAGGAAAACGTCCATGTATTGATTTTCTTTAGGATAGTTTACGCTGCCTGATCCATCGATTACATCAGTTAATGCTGCTAATAGAGCTTGAATAACTATGTCAACATCAACCTCTGCTTGATAAGCAGCATCTATAATCTGCGGAGCAAGATCGTTGTATATAGTTGATATTACAGTATTATCTATGATGTCTATCATTAAATTTTCTAGATGAACTAATACTGCAAGGTACTCGTTCAGCTGATCTGTAATAGCAATTCTAGCACTAGCGCTTTCATAATACTTTAATCCTGCAGAGATAGTTCTATTATATCCACCGTACTTTAGGTCAAAAGTAAATGCATCAACTAGTAATCCTACATCTCTCTTACATAAAGCGCTGGTATAACTAAATGCAGGTGTAAATGGAGAAATAGTATTTGCTATTTGATAATCCATCCATGCAATGATTTCTTCTTGCAAGAATGCTCTGTTTAAATTGATTAACTCTGCAGCAGCGGTATACGTACCCTTGTTATCGACTTTTGGATAAACCGGTTCGGAAGAGTCTTGTAGATAGTGATAACCGTATATTTTATCAGCAACAGCTAATCCGTCAACGACAGTGTCTCTACGAAATTTTTGGAACGCCCACGGGGAACTTGATGTTCCTGGCTTTGGTCTAATAATACATCTACGAAATTCATCACCAACAATAGATACGTTTTGCGGAACTTTTAGTGGATAGTTTTCATAGTACTCACCACTTTCAACCAAAACAGAAATTTGTGTACTTAAGGTAATATCGCCGTAGGCTATTATTTCACCTTCAACAAATGAACCAAACTTAACGTCAACATCAAAAATCTCTCTGCCTTCAGAATCAAGTGAACCGTCGTGTGCTAAAATTTGTGCAAGTGCTCCAGAAGTAACACCTTCTAGATATAATCCTTCACGGATGTCTCTGCCTCGAATAGCCTGCGGAGTATCAGTAGAGACATCACCTGTGAAATCTGTTCGGTATCCTTGGGTATCAAGTAAGAATCTTGGCAGATCGACAGTTAACGTTGGTAAGCTAGTAAATCCAGTACCTCTATCGGTAATAGTAATACTAGTAATCACACCGCCGGTGACTACCGCAGTACCAAATGCACCTGCGCCACCGCCGCCAGTGATACGAACTGATACTAGCGAATATCCAGTTCCGCCGTTTGTGATGGTTACAGAGTTGACTCTATAGGTAATATTAAATGTAGCACCTGCGCCAATAGCGCCGATACCTACAGGAGCAGCTGATTCGTCGATTACAGTGGATACAGAAGTAGCACCTGGCAAGACTGAGTATGTACCTGTAGAAATAATTCTATAAGTTAATATAGCCCCAGGAGTAGTTAGTGTTGACAGCACCTCAATGGTACACGCTCCGGTTCCGGTTCCGCCAACTATGCTTAAAATATCCCCAGGAAAGTAGTTTGTACCAACGGAGTTGAGCACTACAGCATTAACACTTAATTTTACATCGCCTGCAAATCCACTTCCAGAACTCGGAGAACTTGTAATGCTACTTAATGTGACATCAGAAGCTCCTTGGTTATAAGTTAATACCTTTCTATAAGGTCCAATTCGCAATGGTGATTCTAAAATTATTTCTTCGGCACGTTTTAACGCTGCTTCTAATGTACGATAGGCATAGGCCAATGCACGACCTTGCAACGATCTCGACACGCCCACTCTTTCGTCTGCCCCAGATGTTGCAACGTATAAGTTTACAGAACTGCCAAATGCAGCGTTGTCAACGTATCGTTTTGTTGCAGCAACTAAGCCATCGAAGTTAACATCATCGTCTGGCTCTGGATCTCTAGAAAGTATCAACGGACCAGACATGCGACCAAACGCTGAATCTGCACTTCCGGTTTCTGGATTAATAGCATTCACACCTGCTCTTGATATTTTACTATCAGCATATGCTTTATTAACTAATTCATGTTTGTATAAAGGTGATAGGGGTGTTAATTGAGTTCCTGCATCTAGGATTCTATATTGTAGGCCACCAGAGCGTAGAGATAAGTCGCCACCTAACTGTGGGGATGTATCTGCAGAAATTTCAGCAAAGTCTGCATTAATCGAAATCTCATTTGGATTAGTAATAAAGTCAATACTAATACCATTTCCAGAAACTAGTTGTTTAAATGCTACCCCCGATTCAGTGTTATTAACTGTGACCAACGGTGTAGAACCTGTAGTTGGATCGTTCTGTCCAACATACGAACCTGGAGTATCGTCTAGACCGATGAACGAAAGTCGTTCACCTAGTCCTAACGAACTGTATAGTTCTCGAAAGTTATCATTAACTTTTCTGAACGAGTCGCGAATACTATCGCCTGTACCATCATTACCTACGGTACCAATATCAATTGTTTTACGTGCCATTTTTCATCCTAGAATAAGCAGTTTGCTACAATATTTAGCCCAAAGTTTTATAAGCCGGATGTAAATACACTATGTTCTTAAAAACTTTAACAGAAGAAACCAGTTATAAACGTGTCAGCAAGTGCGGCCATGAACACAACTACACAAGAAAAAAGACCATTGCGGTCTTTGGTTGTGATAATTGCGACATTAAATTTACTAGAGATCTAAAATCAATAGATCGAAAACGATTAAGCAACAATTATTTTCATTGTTGTTCTAATTGTGATGCTAAGAGATTTGCACAGCGTAAAGGAGTAGAACAGAAACAAATCTGGGA